TATTTAACCCTCCTCTCCAGCCATTTGAGCAGGGTCATCTGCCCCAGGTCCAAAATCTGCCCTCCGGAGTATCCCGCCATAGCAATCATGGCGGACGTAGTCCAGGCGTTCAGGTTGAGCCCCCGACAAAGACAATGCATGAGGATTCCTGCAAAAGCTGCCGTGACCATTCCGCTTACAAAGGCTCCCCAGGAAAACGCTTCGTGGCGATGTTTCCGGACATAGCGCACGGCACTGCCCGCCATGCCGATCAGGGCGGGCGGAACGATGATCCAGAAAAAATGTTTTATGCAGTTGAACAGGTCATCCATCGATCCACCTCCCTACAGCCTCCGCAAGAGCCTGCGCCCAGGCATCCGTCATTTTAGGATCCTCCGTCAGGCGCTCGAAATCTGGGTTTGTCACGAAGCCCAGTTCCACGAGCACCGCAGGCATTTTCGTTTTCCGCAGCACCCAGAACTGGCTCTCCTTGTCCCCGTCCCCGTCCGCGAAATCCTGCCGGAGCTTGACCGAGGGAAAGCGGAATTTCCAAACATCAAGAATCCGGGAAGCCAGAGCGTCCGCCCGCGTCTCTCCCCGAGAAGTCCAAACTTCGAAACCATGCGCCCGGGAATCTTCCGCCCCGTTGCAATGGAGGCTCAGGAACAGATCCGCAGGCCATTCGTTGGCCCGACACGTCCTGGAGCTGAGCGGGACAAAAACATCCGCATTGCGCGAGAGCAAAACAGTGTGGCCCGCTTCCTCCAGGAGATTCCGGAGAGCTCGGGCCACATCGAGCACGACATCTTTCTCGGTTCGGTTTCGTCCACAGGCCCCCGGATCTTTCCCCCCGTGGCCGGGATCAAGAACAATTCGCATCAGCCGCCCCCTTTCAAATTAATGACACAAGCCAGCACGAAAGCATGGCCCCGACAACGCAAAGTACGCCGAGCAAAAATCCCCGCAGGAAATCACTCATTGGAGGAACGCTCCTTTCGTCGTTTCCACCACAGCAGAACCCTGTCCACCATGTGTAACGGGATAGGAACCCTGAATTTAAATCGCATAATTACGGCGTCTGTTCATTGATTGCGGCGAAACCACTTGGCATGTACTCCATATCGGAAGCGTCCACATGCCAACGGAGGACATAATTATAATTGTTCGATGCTGAATAAAAACGAGGATACCAGCCAGCTAAATTGTCAACATAAGCGGCAGGCACAAGTCCCATGCTTGTACCATCAATGTAAAAATGCACTTTGTCGCCAGCGTCACGAGAAACGCCGAAAACTATGGAATAAGCCTTATGTTCCGAGCCGAAAGAGATATAACTAGATCCATCATAATACAAGCGCGAATAGTAAGGGACATAAGAAAGACTATTTTGAGCAGTTAATCCCGTGGTCGTTTGAAGTCCCAATGCAAAATAACCCATAAAATTCATGCTAGTTGAAACAACTAGCTCTACATATTGTCCTTGCTGTAATGGATAATTTAATGCTCCGAAAAATCCGGTTATTGCAACAGCGCTAGCGTCAAAACCAAGGTAGTCATCATCTAAATATGGCGCGATGGTAGATGGAAAAGTGCTAAGGTAAATATGCGGTTGTGCTTTGTCCCCGTTATAGTACGTTAAAGGTCTCCAAGCGGAATCCAGGTACACCTTATGCACTCCTGCATTTCGCCAGATGAGGCCATTTGTACCTGCCGGGGCTTCCGTAGCCTCCACGATGGTCGGCCCGGCGGATCCGCCTCCACGTCTACGCTTAAGTGGCATGATTACACCTTCTCCGTAACGAGCACGTACACCGTAGCCCCGGCGGAACTCTCCAGCCGAAGGGAGGGACAACGCTCCCAGGGCAGGGAATCCTGGAAATCCCCGGGGTTGATCGCTACAGGTGTTTCGCCATCTCCCAGATAGAGGCTGCACGAACCCTCACCGTACAACACCGACACCTTCATCCGTCCGCTGGGAGGATACGGAATATCCAGTTCCAGAGGGACTCCCGCTTCCACGGTTCGCGCTACTCCTCCCACTAATACAACGGGATCGGTGGCAGGAGTAGCTCCCGTTTTTGTCAGCCCCGCTTCGGAGGGTACGAAAAAGGGCACCTGCTTCTCTTCGCCCGGTGCCCAGTCTGAACCTTTCCAGAAAATAGGGTATTCCTGATTGTTTTTGTATTTTGGCATCTCGACACCTCCTACCCAACTCGTGTCATACGCCCGGGAATCAAAACCCGGTATCTATTGCCGTCCAACCAACCCATAGTGCCAACGTCCACAGTTTCGGCGATTCCAAGTACCCCTTGCACCGCCCCCCGAATTTCATCCGAGTCGAAAGCGTAAATCTCTGAGACCACGGGGCCGCCCACCACAATATCCTGGCTGACCGGAGGGGTAGCGATGTAAACACTCATGGTTTTGGAGGCATTGGCGTTTGCTGGAGTACCGTAGACAAGTAACTCTTCCCTCGGGGGAGCAGATTCTAACGAAAAACTCTCGGGATAATTCTTGTACAGTGCCAGACACTCACCGCTTCCGAAAAGATTACCCTTCGTAGTATCCACCTTGGCAAAACCTAGCACTCCCCCAAGAATCCCCGAAGGCCCGGTTTGGAAGAACAAGCCATCATTACTCTTAGAAACACTTGTAAAGATCGGAAACGGTTTCCAGGGAGAAGGACTCGTCAACTCATTCGTTTCGTCCACGTTGGCCCCTATGCGGAGTCGAGACATTGCAAAAACAATAGGGAAACCCTTAGCAACGTAAGGCCTCACATGTATAACGCTGGGCGTCGTAAATACCAGTCCGTCAGAAGTAGTTTCACCAAGAGGGACATTCCCCCTCCCAGCGTAGACCGTGAACGGCGGGCGGGCAGCGGCAGGCGAATAAAACACAGTGGAGTATACCGGAGTTACACTGTCACCATTTATCGCAGAGACAGCCATAAAGGTATCTGTACCTTGGCGTGCTCCCACCTTCTCAAAACTTTTTGCTCTAGACGCTATGTAGCCCACAAAAGGGCAGTCGCTTTCTTGTGCAGAATACATGCCAGGGAACGAGGCCAAGACAGAGAAACTAAAATCGGTCCAGTCGGTAATAGTGGGGATATTGGTTAAATATACTGGTGTTGATTTTAGGCAAAAGGGCAATTCCTTATGCCCCTCCAGGGCTTCTAATACAACATGCGGAAGGGGGGAGTCGTGCCCTGTTGTTTCGTTAAACGGGATTGTTTTTGGCAAAGCCTCTTCTCCGGACAGTCTTTCATGCAAAACGTCATGAGCTTCCAAATACATCCCCTCCGCCACCTGCGCCACAATCCTGTAAGGGTAATCCACACCCGAGAAGGTTCTCTTTTCCTCCTTCAGGATCGTGATCCCCCCAGCGGCGGCCATTTTTTTGAGCAGGAGCATGGGGTGACAGCCAAGGGTGTTGACTTTCAGAACGGACATATCATCTCTCCTTCCTTACTGCGAAATCACCCGAAGGCGGGCGCTCAATACGGCATTCGGTGCATCATAGGGCAGGGATACCCGCAGAGCGCAACGCCGTGCGCACCACTGCCGGATATTGCCTATGCGGTGCCCCCGCTCGTAGGAGTAGGACACCCGCACATCCGCTTCGTTTGCAGGAGCCGTGGTGAAGGTGATTACCCCCGTGACGTTGTTCACGGAATACTCGGTCTCCGGAGCACCCCCCACAGTCACCTGGGAGATCTCCCGGATCAGGGGCGTGTCCGTGGCAAAGATCTTTGTGGTGCCGTCCCCCGTGCCGATGAGCCGATTATCGTTCTCGTAGATCCCACCGACTTTCACATAGGCAGACTCCGCATCATCCACAAAATTGCTCTGGGAGTAGGGGTTGTCGATGCCGCTACTCTTCACCTCGTAATACCCTCCCTGGCAGACGGGGTCAGCATAGCTGAAAAGCACCGCCTCCCCTGCCCCGGGAGCGTCGTTCAAATAGAGCTTTTCGCCGTTCTCCTGGATCTCGTAGCCACTCCCCGGGATCTCCACCCCCGCCACCAAAACCTTGATGGGGGTCAGACACCGGGAGGGCAGGGTGAAGAGCTTCGTTGTCCCATCCCCCGCATAGCTGGCCACCTGCTCCATCACCAGTACCACAGCGTTGGCATCGGTGGATCCCACACTGTAGGAATAGTCCGCAGTCACCAGAGCCCCGTTCGTGGGAGGCGCAGAGAATACTACCAAGCCGTTTTCGTGATCCACTGTCACCCCGGAAGCTACAGAGCCATCCACGTATACCGCCACGGGGGCCTCCGCATGAGAGATAATCGGTTTGAACTGAGTCGCAAAAGATACCCGGGAGCCGTCCCCCGTGCCTAAAAGTTCCCCCGTTATCCGGGTGGGCCTGTCGTTCCACAGCCGAAAACCGATGGAGACGCTTGTGGTTCCAGTATCCACGGCCCCGAAATCCAGCCGAGAGAGCGGATACGCATCATCCGCCGTGCGCAATTGCATGATGGCCATACTATTCCTCCTGTTCTATGTCGTGCCCCCACAGAGCGTATGTTTTCTGGAGGGCTTCAAAATCCGTCTGTATCACCACCGGAATCAGCCGGGCATACCATCGCCATAAAGCATATCGGAGCCACCAATGACCGAGGCCGAAATACTGTTCCAACACCGCATCGATGTCGCCGATGGAAAGATTACACTCCCCGGCCCCGAAGAGAGCGATCACCGCCCCCTCCTTGGTCACTCCCAGGGAAACGATCTCCCAAGGGCGGTCAGTCTCCATGAGCACCTTTTCCAGCTCACTCTCACACCGCACCGACAACCAGATCCCTGTTTCGTGGCGCAGGATGATCCAGATAGCCCCGTCCAGCTCCTTCACCCTCGCTTCCACAATGGGACACATGGGATCCACCGTAGCCGAGGTAATTACCTGGTGGTCGTAGGTCTGCCCGGCCACCACCGCCGCCTTGTTCACATCCTGGGCTTTTTCCTGCCAGGCCCGGAAACGTTCAAGTACCGTTTCCGCAAGAGCGGCGCCACTGTCTCCGGTGGGTTCAGGCATTTCATATTGCACTTCCGTACCGTCAAAGAGCAGATCCCCGAAGCCTCCATCCTGCCCGGGAGCAACCCCCCAGCGTGGGAAGTAATGGCTTGGGATCGTCACCAGGGCCTTTTGTCCGGAGATTCCCGCCTCTTCCGGGCCAAGCTGCCGCGCTCCGGAACCGTCGATTCCCCAGACTTCTACGTGAGGGGTCCACCCCGTGGCGTTTTTCACCCTGGAAAAGATGGCCATGATTCGCCCTCGGACTGTCTCCCAGCCAACGAAGGTCCAAAAGTGCCCGTCCCCCTGGGAGAGAATGCGAGAGTGCCGGAACATGGGATCCCCCAGAGTGATAACGTTTCGAGGCTGGGAATACGTGAGTTGTAATCCTCCGAAGGAATCCTTCATGTACTGCTCCATGGACTGCTGGAGCATATACGCCCCGTGCAGGGCAAAGCCGCCGCCGAGGCCGCAGAGGGGGAGCATCCACGACCAATCCACTTCTCCAAGGAGCTTTTGATATTTAATGGTGCAGGTAGGTGCATGAAAAATGCTCCAATCTTCCCCGGGAAAATGGAGCACCTTGTAATTTCCCTGCCCGTACGGAGCCACCCGGGTTTCGTTCGTGGGGATGGTCAACCGGTTTTCCTCCCACTCTTCGCCGTCATAATGGAAGGCCATCAGCTCCAGGCTCCCGCTATCTCCCGTGAGATACACATACCCATCGGAGGAGACGCTCATCCCCCGACGTGGCGTGAGGAGGGAACCCTTTACAAAGTCGTTTGCGGCGTTCCCGTCCCCCAGGTTTTCCGGGAGCGGTTCGCCCCCTTCGATCCCCAACCCCGGAAAATTCCACCAACCGATCTCAAGGGGCTTTCCCAGGGAGGCCGTCCAGGGAGCAACGATTTCTCCGGGAAGAACCTCCTGGCTATAGCTTCCTCCGTTTTCTCGGGCCCGAACGGGGCTTTCCGTCAGCAACACTTCGGATTCCGTAGCGTGTACCGAAACCAGATATTCCCGATCCGCCCGGGAAGCGATGCCGCAAAATTTCCCGGGAACCACGTGCCTCCGGAGACTCCGGAAGTCTGCAACAAACCCCTTACCCGGCGTAGGGGCAACGAAGAACGGCCCCCACACCGTTTCCGGAAGGCCGTTCCCTGGCAAAAACCAGTTCCGTATGGTGGTGCCCGCCCCGCCGTACCATTGGGGATGGATGCCGTTTTCTCCCCGGGTAGGGATCATCAGGGCTACTCGATGCCGCCCCTCTTCCACCTCGTGGAAAAACACCGCTCCGGAACCTGTAAAATGTCCCGCCCCCTCAAAGGGGCAAAGAAGAGGATCTTCCCCCCATTTCCAGATCGCCCCGGGAGACTGACAGGCGGGGAGATTCCCCAGGGGTTCCCCCTCTCGTTTGGCCATGGCCACCCCGCCCCCAGGAGAAGGAGAAATCCAGCTATCCCCTTGGAGTTGTATCTCCCCGGAATGGATCACCGAGAGCCCTAAGCAGATCCCCTCAGAGGTGAAGGCTGTGGGGATTACCATTCCCCGGCCCGCACTCCTGGATCCGCAGGCGTACAAAAACCCTTCCCGCCAGAGCCCCCCTTCGGCGGGTTCCGCTATCTCTCCATCCTCAATCCCCGGGGAGCAGTCGTAATAGACCACGCCATAGAGACCGCTTTCATTGGCCATCTCAAGTTGCTTGATCTCCTCCTCCAGCTCTCGTATCCGCTCCTCGATGCGGGGACGTTCCTTGGGGGGGACCCGCTCCAAAAGCCACCGGAGCTTGTCGATAGCTTCGGGCTTCTCGGTGTAGCTCAGACTTCCCGGGAAATAACAGGTCGTGCCGAGAAACACCGTGGTAAGGGCCTCCACCTCTCGAAGGAACAGGGGGGCCCGGGTCATGTCGCACCGCAGAATCCACGAATCATCCCCTCCCTCATCCAGATTCAGAACATCCGGCAAGGGTAGGATGCCGGTATCTATCCTCTGATCCCCGCAAAAAAGGGCATCCTCCAGAAGAGCCCAGTTGATCCCGCCTCCCAGGTATGCCCCGGAAGAATCCGCAAGCTTCTGTAGTCCTTCGGGGGCCCAACCGTACGCCCCGGAAGAAAAGAAAAGGATCTCCCCGTTCCCGGTACTCCCCAGGAAATCCCCGGGCGGCGTGGGGGCTCTCTGGCGTATGGCGTAGATGTTCACTGTTTCGGGCACAGCAAAGGGCGCCCTGCCCAGAAAATGCCCCAGGGAGCGCCCTCCGTCTCCGGTGTAGATGCGCTTTTTGATCATGCTCCACCTCTATCCTAATTTGCGCCAGGAAACTGTCAAACACATCTTCTACCGCATCACCGCCTGCACAATGCCATTGGCCACGCTCCCCGGGGGGAGGAACACTAGCACGTTATCCCCCCGGGTGATTCTCACGGGAGCCGAACACGACACAGGCCGCCCCCCGACAATGCACAGAGCCCGGTCAGGCCGCACATCGATGACTCGCCCGATGGCACTGCGCCCCTTTGATACGCTCTCCTTGGCAAAGACATTGGCCGCCGTGGAACTGGTGGAAAGCAGCATCAAGTATTCCGGGGGCGTGCCCGAAGAGGGACGAAAGGTGAGATGGGTGCGCAGGTTTTCCCAGTCATGTTCTACTGCTAAAATCGCCCCATCCGGGTGGTACTTGAGATTCAGGGGGATGGAATAGGTTTCTACCAACCCTCGGCTGACTGTCTTTACCGCCAGCACGTTTTCTGCCATCTTCTGGGCCACCAGCCGGGCGTGATCTTCTTTAAGCTCTTCGTTCACGAAGACTTCCTTCTCCGTCCAGACGCTCCCCCCTCCGGCAATACCTATGGCGGGGGCACAGGGAGCAGGCCCCGACACTTGCCCCGCCAGATGACGGAAGGCCCTGTACCGGGAACAGTCTTCGTAATCCGGGGTACTCTGGGTATCTTCGTCATACTTCAAGCAGGACTGCCGGGAGGGTTCCGTGGACTCGTAATCCTCATAGGTGGAACTCCAGTCCGGAGTAGATCCTCCAGGCCTTCCGACACCGCCCCCAGACCAGGAGCCCCCGGAGCTGCCCCCGGAAGCCGTTCCCGCCGAGGAGGGGGTAGAGATGACGCCACACGTATTGTTTGAACAGAGGAAAGGGCACCGAGCCCCGGAGGTTACCCCGGAAAGACTCTCGTAGTATCGAGAATCCCCCAGGCCGGAACTCGTATTAGCGGCCTTGTAGCGTCTCCCGGGCTGAGAGAGGAAGGCAATCTCCGTGGAAAGGCTTGAACTCCCTGGAGCCTGACGCACTTCGAGCCGCCCCCGCTGAGGAAGGGAGCGTAGCCATGCCAGGGCGATCTTGGCGTTCTGATTGGAGGGATCCATGATATCCCCGAAGAGCCCCCGGGCAAGCATGTCGTTTACCCCCTCGTCGTCGGTCTCCCGCTCAATCCGCACCGCCACATTCCCCTCGTCATCAAGGGCCTCATCCACCTGCCGGAGGACTTCCCGTTTCACAAAAACCGTGGTCTGGTGCGCTGGCATAATCGTATACCGCACGTCTTCCCCTGCGGTGATCGTGGCGGGGGTGCCGTCAGGGGCATACACCATATCCACCTTCCCGGCATCCCGTTCCTCGAACGTCCATGCCCGCTCCGCAAGGCCACGATAGCCGTTGTCGTCATCCCAGGTATAGGCTTTTTCGGTACGTTGATCGTACCCCTCCCGTTTCAGGGGGGTAGCCGCTCCGGAGTCGTAAGAGCGGATCTCCGAAACCTCCCGCAGGATGTGTGAAAATTCGAGATCATACTCCCTCTCCAGGGTTCGTTCTATGGATCTCTCCACCCGCTCCGTGGCAGTCCCTCCCGTGGAAGCATCGTAATAGACCGCATCCGTAAAGGAGACCTCCACCTCTTTTGCCTCCAGAAGGGCAAACCACCACCAGCGGAACTCCTGATTCCCCTGCTGTACCACGGCGGTCTTGGCCTCGTACGTATACTCTGATAGCACCGTCTTCTGCATCCCAAGCCCCGGGAAAAACACCTGGGCCTCGTAGCTCTCGATAACCCCGATAGGCTGGAGTATCACATACTGCCACGACAGGAGCCCTCCCCCGGGAAGCCGGGTATACCCAGACTTGCTCACCCTTCGGAGCATACCATCCGGGGTACTGCCTACCCACCAATCCCCGTCTCCCGTGGGATCTTCTTCTTTGGGGTCGCTCCCGGGGGCATCTGTAGCCTTGCCCCGCATCCCGAGGATCACCACCACCCCGGAGGCGTAGCCGTCAAGATCCAGATTCTTTGATTCAGGATCATCCATCTGCCAGGAGGATACCCCCAGCTCATTGCAGCCTCGGGGAGGGGCCACCTTGAGCAAGGGCTTTCCTCCGGAGCCTTCGGGAATCATGTGTGTTACGGCCCCTCCCAAAATGGCGAGGTCAATAATGGCGTTCGCCGCCGTCTGCCCCGAGACCAAATACCGGGCATCCACGGGGAGTTGTCCCGCTATCGTCACGTCTGCTGACACTCCGCAGATTTCCGCAAGCTCTTCGATTACCCCTCCGAGATCAGACTTTTTCAACTGGTGCGCCAGGGTGGGACTCTGCATGAGCCGGAACCCACCGTCGTATCCGGACAGCTCCCAGAGCTTGCGCCTTTCCCCCCCGGGCTCCTGCCCTTTAAGCACTGCCTGGGTGAGGATTCCCCCCACCATGATGCCGGGGATCTCCCATCCCTGGCCAATCTCGGGAGATTGAGAAGAAGAGAGCAGCACCCGAGCAGACCACACCCCCACAAGGGCACGCTGATCCCGTTGGTGCCGGAAGGAACAATAATTCGAGGGCAATTCCGGGACATTTACGGTTCTCATCCAGTCACCTCCACCGTTACCTCAATTTCCACCGCATAGAACTTGCGGGGCTTCATAACCACCTTCGTAAGGGCTTCCCCATGGGTGCGACCATCTATGGGCCACGCTTGAGATCCGCAGATTCCAAGGCGCACCTCTGTAGCCACCACACCCCCCTTGGGAGAGACGAATACCGGCACCTGTCGGACAGTCTGCACCACCCCGTCTGCCGGGGCATGGGGCTTCACCATGTGGGCCGCGGTAAACGTGTCATCTGTGGAGTAGCTGCATCCCGTTACATCCACCGCCGCCAGTCCGGGGGTAACGGTTACGTCCAGATCCGTAACGCTCCTGATAACGCCAGACACCGGGAGATCCATCACGGTGCAGAGCCGCCCCACCTCCGCATCCACGGGAAAGTCCGTCACTCTGCGAAGCGTGGCGTGAGCCTCCACCTCTGCGGGCATGGCCATCCAGCGGAAAGGAAACCAGTTCAGGCTATCGATCTGCAACCCCCCGGCGAAAAGCGGCCCCATGGGGAGCATATCCCCCGGAAGAAGCACGTTGAAGTTCGGGGCAAAGAACACGTTCTTTTGCAGGAAATACCGCACATCCACGGTGAAGAGTAGCCAGTCTTCCGTGAGGAACCCGCAGAGGGGACTAAAGAAGATCATGGGGGTGCGAGGCTCTATCAGGAACTCCGCTCCATCGCTGGTCTTCTGTAAGGTTATCTCCGCTATGGCAGAGGCGGGAAGCAGAGAGGTACAAAGAGGCCCCCGGACCAAAGCGGACGGGGGCGCAACGGAAGCGGCAATTACCAGGCATTCCGAAGAGGACATTATCCCGTCTCCTCACTGCCTCCAAGCAAGGGCAGGCTGATATCCTTTCCCGTGGATGGATACGCCTTGGTGGACACTGCGTGGATCTCGTACGTCCGGGCATCAAAGAACTTGCCATCGATCCCTTTGATAACCCCCTTGCCGACATAGCTCACCGACTGAGCCACAAATTCTATGCCGTCCACGGTGAACACGTCTCCCACGGCGTGATATCCCCCCGGGTGAGATCCAAAGTGCGCCAGGAAGGAACCCTGATACCGAACGGTGCCGCCGGGGCGCACGATGAGCACGGCCTCTCCGGAGGCGGTGGTGACAATCTCTCCATGCGGCTCTTCCTGAATGTTTATGGTCTCGTAGTTCGCATGGGGTTCGTAGGGCATGGAAACGCCTCCTTTCTGAGGCCACGAAAAAAGCCCCCAGATTGTGGGGGCTTTGGTCAGCTTTGGTTTGCTATTACTGGGCTTTGGCAAGAATCCCGAAAAAGTTCAGGAACCACTCTCGGCCACGTTCGTTATACACGAAGGAAATTACTTCCTTGCTGGAGTGAGGCGATTTCGTTCGAATCCAAGTGCCGTATTCCCCGGTCTCTCCCTGGGGGCTCTTCAGCCCGTGTTCATTGGCAACCTTGCCGATCTTTTGGGGAGACACGCCGCATTCGTTTCCGATATCCGTAGCGGAATACATGGGGCCGGTGGCCTGGGGGAGCATGTGGGTCAGGTCCATGTCTGTCAGGAGTTCCCCGTATTTGGCCATAAAGACCGTCTTAGAGTCTTCTGTCATCACGTCTTTGAAGGCATCTATTCCTTGAAGCAACAGCTTGGCTATGCGCCAGTTGGCGTTCTTCTCCATAATTTCCAACCGTTTCCGGGCAAGCTCGTCTTTGGAGCTGCTCTTCTTGGCTTTTGCCGCCGGGGTTTCATATGTCCCGGTTTTACGGATAGCGGGAAGCACCTCATGAGTCACCCACCGCTTGAAGGCTTTGGCCTGGGGTTTGCGAGATCGAAGGATCAGGGAATAGAGGCCGGGCTCGTTGATGATGTTGGTCTTTCCCTGACGACCTAAGGAATACTTAGCCCGTTCGTCTTCATCCAATTCAGAAACAGCCATCGTGGGATTCGTCAGCCCCAGCACCTCACACACATCCTTTGCAACCCACCAAATCTCCGAATCCTTCAGAACCACTCGTACTTCGTTGCTCTCGAACTGGAACACCTGCATTGCGCTATTTTTCTTGGTCACCATCTCAGCACCTCCATTTCCACTGGTAACTTCTTCCGACTTGCTCCCCAACACTCTCAACAAAGCCTCTCTGGAGGGCTCCACCCCGCTCTTCTCCAGATCCCGAAGATGATAGAAACAGGAGAACAGCCAGGAGCCATAGAGATAGTCGTGTGAGCACTGATCCGGGAAACGCTTCACTCCCCGCTTCCACAAATCCAGGGATTCCCGGATAGCCAGATCGATGATGATATCCAAGGGCAGTTCGTTATACGGGTGTCCCGCTCCATAGAGCTTTTCCCCGAGAGGTGTACCGATCAAGGCGCTCTTGCACATGTCCTCAATCCTGATAAAAACCTTCTCGGGAAGATCCCGCTCCGTGGGGAGAAGCTTTGATGTCGCTTCCCCAAAATAGGCATCTGCAAAATCCCAGAACGCCGGGTTTGCTTCCCGGTCTTGCCACCGTGCTGCTCCGATGAGGCACAGGAGCCTCACAACGTTGTCTGAATTTCTTACTGGTATTGGTTGTTGAGTGGGCATAAAAAAACCTCCTCTCATGCGCCATCTGGCACTCGAAAGGAGGTCATGCTATAATTACAGCACAACGCCTTTCGAGGCGTGGCATGGGCCTGAATGGGTGATTACTCTTGGCGGAGACACCTATTCAGGCATTTCTTTTCCGAAATCCATGATCTCGGACTCCTTGATTCTCCAAAATTTCCCGAACTTTTTGCCCCTGATTTTCCCACTTCGAAGAAGCCTTCGGACAGTCTCAATGTGAACTCCGAGAATATCCGCTACTTCTTCCGGGCTTAAAAGCCGATCCTCCATCTTCCACCTCCTTTTGCATATTCTAACGCCTTATTGCAGACGATACACAACAATGCGCAATATGTCAAGAGGAGCCACGAAAAAAACTCAATACGTCAGGCCCATTTGCTTAGGCCCGTAGTTCCTAGGGCCTTCATAGGGCTTTTGGGATCGCAAGATCCCGTTCCCAAGTTCCTCCCCCGTACGCCGGGCATCCTCGGGATTCCGCACGTTCACGTTCTGGATATTCACATTGATATCGTTCCTCGTGTTCTGGTTCTGCACGAAATCGCCGAACTGCGAAGCGGCTCTGTTCAGGCTGTTTTGCCCCTGGGGTGTCAAGCCGGTGCCAATGATGCGCTCATGCCCCTTCATGGCGGCAATCCCGCTGATTATGTCATCGGGGAGAATCCCCTCGTACATCTTCTGAATCTCCTGCTTTGACAGCTCCATGAGCTTCTGGGCGTTCTCTTGGAGAAACCTCATGGCTTCCTTCATCTGAGGCCCCTGGATAAACCCCTCTTTGTAGGCCTTGGCAACATCCTTCATGGGATCGCTGATCCCTGAAATCTCGTCCCGCAACCCGGAGATGGCATCCTTCGCCTTGTTGGAGCCCGCCACAACATCGCCCAAAGCCTTGGTGGCAGCCTGCCCCATCTCGTCAGCGGCGAAACCCCCTGTCTGGAAAGCTTCCACCAGGGCGCCGCTTATGGCTTCGACAAGGAAGGGGTTCTGGGCAGACTGTGCGGCGTTATCCATGACCACCTTGATCTGATCCCCGAGTTGCTTGCCGAGTAGATCCCCCATTTTCTCCATGGGGATTCCGAACTCTTCAGCGGTGCGGCGTGCTTTTTCCGCAAGCTCCTTGTACATGGTCTCGGCTTGAGAGACGACGTTTTCGACTAAGTATCTCTCGGAGCCCAGGGAGTCTAGTTTAAGCTGTTCTTCTGTACTCTTCTCTAAGGCCAGAAGTCGGTACTTTATCCAATACTGGTCATGAAGGAGCCCCTTCTTTTCCCGTAAACGAACGATCTCCTCATCAAGGATTTTGTTCGCATATTCCTCTACATCCTTGGGAACCGAAAGATCCAGCTCCACATGAACATCCTGCAAGCGCTCAAGCTGTTCTTGCCACTTTTGAAGCTGTGGGTTTTCTTTCCCTGAGCCGTTGGGGCCGCCCATGGATCCCCTCATATCCTCGATGCGCTTCTGCAAGGTCTCGATCCTCGAAACCACTTCCTCGTCTCCCAGGGCAAGAAGGTCTTCCCTGGTAGATTTGGCGGTTTCCGAGAACACTTGAGCCCCTTTCCGAACTTCCGCAAAAGCCTTTGCTAACTGCCCCAGAGCCGCCACGACATACCCGATAGCAAGAGCCCACGCCGTGAAGGGAAGGACCATTGACCCCAATGCCGCCAACGCACCGCCAGCCGCCCCGGCACCAAGGGTTATCAGGCTTAAGTGCGCCACAAAGGTGGTTATCCCCAAGATGATCCCGGCGATCTTGCTGCCAATCCAGAGACCCACAATAACCTTTGCTATGCCTTCGAGGTTTGTGATCAGGGTGTTCCAGGGAACGGCCTTAACCAACTTGCCGAAGGCTACGGCTATGGCATTGACAGCCTTTCCGAAAGCCTTGAACTGAGAGACAAGGCCATCTACATTGATAGCTTCAAGGGTCTTTTTCAGTTCTTTTGCCGGGACAACGCTTAACCCCAACCCCTCCGCAAAGGCTTGTATGGCCTTTTTGATCAGCTCTGTTTCCTGGAGCCATTTATTGAAGGTGTTGATTAAGCTCACAATAGAGTCCGCCACTTCACCTGCGGCTCCTTTGATCTGTGCAAAGCCTGTATGCGAAAGGTCTTCCGCAGCGGAAAGCACGGTTTGAAACTTGTTCACCCATGTTTCCATCTGCCGACTTACGGCCTCCTGGGTGGACCCGAATTTCTTTAGTCCCTTTTCGTAGTCCTCAAGCTTTGCCCCGGCCTTTACCAGGGCGAGGGCACCCTTCGCCGTTCGTGCCCCGAAAACGGCTTGAGCATCTGCGAGACTGAAAGCAGACTTGGAGAGATCTGCCATGATCTCCTTGGCCGGGCGCATTTGTCCCGAGGCGTCCAGTATGTCCACTCCAAGATGTTTGAAGGCAAGGCCGCCACGGGTAGCCTCTTCCGAAAGCTTGCTAAGCACCATGCTCCCAAGGCTTCCAGCCTGTTCAGCCCCGAACCCCGCATCAAGGAGAGCCTCCACCATGGCAGTGGTTTCTTCGAGGGTCATCCCCAGAGAAGCCGCTACGGGAGAGATGTACTTCATGGCATAGTGGAGTTTTTCCATGCTTGCCGCCGACTGGTTACATGCGTTGTTGAACACGTCCACCACCCGGGAAGCCTGGTCCACTCCAAGGTTGAAGTTCGTCAACGTCGCCCCGATGATATCCGCAGATTCGGCAAGCCCGTACATCTGGGAGATGGAGAGGTTCACCACGTCTCCCACGGCAGCCATGCTTTCCTCTACGCTCCATCCACGCTGAGCCATGACGGTAAAGGCCTCCGCCGCATTGGTGGCGGAGATAGGGAGTTCCCGCCCAAGCTCACGGGCCCGGTCGGTCATTTTTTGCAGCTCTTCCGAGGTGGCCCCGGAGATGGTGGCCGCTCGGGTCATCTGGGATTCGAAAGAACCGCCGAAATAGAGCACCGCCCCTGTAGCGGTGGTCATGGCTCCGGATACGGCGACAACACCTTTTGTGAGGATGCCGAAAAGGGGGTCCGCCACGCTGGAAACGGCCTGTAAGGATTGCTGGATGTTCTGGGTTTTGGATTCCAGACCTTGCAGCTTATACTGGACCTTGTCCACCCCTTGCAGGAACTTCGAGACTTCCGCAGAAATCTGGTAGACGACTCCCTTATTGTTTCCCAGCATTCGCTTTCCCCCCTTTCTTCTTTCTCGCAACGTTGAACCCCATCATCTCAAGATCATCGATGGAGGTGTTCTTTACCGGTATTCCTTCCTGGTGATTCGTTTCCTCCGCAGGGGCATTCAACGCTTCCAGCACTTCCGAAGCCGCCTCCATATAGGTGGTGGCCTGCCAGTAGTCCCACCTCTCGAAGAGATCCTCATCAGTAATCCCGAACTCCCGGCGCAGAATCAGCGCATGGTGCCGCAGATCCCACCCACGAATTACACCGTCTCCGGCACCGCCTTGTTCATCTTGCCGAAAAAATTTTTGACTGCTTCTCCTAACCGGTTATGCTCCCAGATCACTGTAAGGATCTCCAGCACATCCTCCAGGGGGAGTTCCTGCCGATGCTTGAAGTCCGGAAGGGCCTCCGCAAGAATTCCATCCAGCAGGTGAGCCGCCTCTTCGGAGGTGGAAGCCACCACCCGGAGAAGGGCCGCCACATCCGCCTTGTCCCGAATATCGTTGAGGTCTTTCCCCCCGTTCGCCTGGAGAATGATCTTCGCAAGCCCCCCCACGGTTTTCAGCACGCAGGGATACCGCAACCTCCGGAGCTTGTACTCCTCGCCCCAGATCTTGAGCATCGCCTCCTGGGGGGCCAGAATTTCGAGAATGTTCTCCATGGTCTACTCCTCCACCTTGTACGAATAGGAGACCACGATAGCCGCATCCAGAGCGGGAGCCGTGGTAAAGGTGATAGTCCCCGTGGCCGCATTCACCGTGTACTCTTCGGGGAGCGCCATGCCAGAACCCACAGAAACCTGCATGGAAGAAACGTCCACGATGTCGGTATGGTCGAGGCTGAAAACCTTCGTCTCGCCATCCCCGGTACCGACGGCCTCATCCGTTACGTGAACCACGTCGTAGATCTCGATCTTGTAGAGCTGAAATCCGATAGGCTTCGAAGCATCCGCAATGGCCGCAATCTCCAGATTCACCAGGGCAAGCCCTGTTTCCTCGAAGGCGAGCTTGAAGCCCGAGGTGACGTTTGCCTCGTAGAGGGTTATCTTTACATACTGGTCATTCTCCCGTTCGTGCACGAACTCCACAGTTTCCAGCGTCGGGAAATCCCCGCCACCGCCGCCCATCTGGCCGAGGATGAGCGACACATTCGTTTTGTCGATCTCTGCCAGCGAAGCCGACAATGTAGCCGCTTCCGTTTCCTTGTACTTCTTCACGTCCTGCTGAGGGAACCCGAGCTTCACGTCTCCGACCGTTACTCCATGGTCGAAGGAAACGTTCCCCTTCAGAGCACCCACCGACACTCCGTTTACCCGCAGATCCCCGGTTCCGAGGAGCAGGCTTTTCTTATTTTTCAAATAAAGCATTTACCAAACCTCCATTTTCAAAAGCCGAAAGCCGCTGTGATCTCCACCGCCCACTCGGAAGATCCTTCCTCCGGAGGTGAGATCCCCGCCAGCTCTACGCTGGTCAACACGCCAGCCCGGGCACCCTTCACCCGCCGCAAGACGGGGGCTACCGCATCTGCCAGGCGATAACACCAGACAAGATCCTCTTCCCCCGTAAGGGGCAGTAAAAAGAGCAATGAAAAAGCGGCCTCCCCGCCGTGTGATCCGGCAGAATAGGCCGCTCTCGTGAGAGTTACCGCCAGCAGGGGCGGCGCCTGTATATCCTCATCTCCCCGCATTACCGAAAGAGGAAGTCCGAAACGGGACTCCACAAACATGCGAAGATGGGTATTCGTGCGCAGCTCCTCGAAAAGAGCCCCTTCAAGTTCTGCCAGCATTATTGGGTCGCCTCCTCTAGGTGCTTTTGCATAACCTCAAGCACCAGCTTCTTTCCCTGAGGGGAGAGCCCTATGAAGGGCCGGGCGGGGATGTTTCGTTTCTTGCAACCGAACTGGTGCGTTTTGGCATAAATCAGGTTGGAGCCCACCCGGGCGGATGTGTTGTCACATTCCGTCGTTACAGATCCTCGAAGCTTCCCCGTATCTTCAAGAATTTTTGCGTTGGCCATGCTTCGCTGGAAGGTCTTTGATTTGTAACCCGCCATGCGTTTCAAACGTTTACGATGGCTCCGAGTTCTCCGGTACGCCCGTTGCACTGCCGTGCTTCCTGCCAAAGGCTTCCAGGGCGTTCCGTCAGGAGCTCGTTGCCCCTTGAAGCACTCCATGGAATCCTTCCGAAGCACCTGGGCGGCTTTGCTCCAGAGCTGCTTATTCCTGGGGGCCTGTTTCAGCTTTGCCAGATCTCCCTTTACCGCATCGATGCCAACGGCCTCTATGGTGAGCTGCATCACCACTCCCCCAGAACTTCATCCGTGAACACCTGGGTGGATCCCCCTCCACACAAAGACCCGGGAAGGGATCCACCCGAAGCGCCTCCGGGCATAACCCCGGAATCTGCCAGAGCTTCGAGAATGGCAAAGGCAGCATCGTATTTATCCTGTCCCACCGCTTCCTTCTCGGAGAAGGCCGCCATGGCGTAATACGTTGCCAGCTTGGCCGTTGCGGTGACGATCACCGAAGGAACAGGGGCAAGAAAGGGAACCGCAAAAACCTTGGAAAGATACGCATCCACGAAATCCCCGGCCCGCACGATATGGCCCCCGAGGAAAGAATCGAACTCCCCGAGGGCCTGAAATTTCTGCTCCATCTTCGCCCGAAGAGGGAGCCACAGCTCGCTTTTTACGTCTTCAGGCGTACAGTACATAGCCTAATCCCCGCAGACCTGTACCACCATCACGCCGGTGTCCTGGTTGAGCACGGGCAGAGGATGAGATTCCACGTAGAGGGTTTTGTTTTTCCCGTCCCGGGAGTTGACGATCTTGCTGTACCGCTCCGCCATGAGGATGGGGTTTTCCCCCAGACTGAAATCGCTGATCGCCCCATAATGCCGCTCCCAGAAAGTGGGATTGGTGACGATCATCTTATTCTCGGGGACATAGGGGGTGTCAACCCCGGTGCCGTCGGCGGCATAAGTCGCAGCGTACTCCACCAGTGTCCCCACTCCGGGAATATTGGCGATGGGCGACACGAGATCCTCCTTTTCGCCGGGGTTGAGTTGGAGCAGCTGGACCCCGGCGGACTTCAGCCAGGATTTCACATTGCTATTGTTCCGAAAGGCATCGGCCGCGGCGGATCCGAGAATGAATACCGTGGGGTTCACGCCGTTCTGTTTTGCGTAGCTCCGCTGAAGCTGCGGGAACTGCACGATGGGATCTCCGGCGTTGGTGTTGGCATCCCACAAAGCGGAGAGCGCAAAGATGTTCCCGTCGGGGACATCGAAATCGACGGAGAAGGACCGCCCGGAGGAGTCGGAATAGGAAATCTGCCCGGTAGTGGCGATCTGGGAGAACATCCACTCGATGCGGCGATAGATAGCATCAAGCATGTTTTTCTGCTTGTCCGCGATGTACTCGTTGAAGGCCGCCAGGACTCCCCCCTCGTTGCCGCTCCCTACGATCAGTGGGCTTTGCCCGGCCTGACGAAGGGCGTTAACCATAGATGCGGGGATATCGTCCTCCAGGAAAATCTGGGGAGGCGTGGAGGTCTTCGTGATCTTGGTATTCGCGTAATCGACCTTAACGGCAGGGTCGCCATTGTGCCCCATGGGGGCGAGGTCTCGGCGTCCCCGCTTCACGTCGAAAAGGATGCTCTCGGTAGGGGCAGTAATAGCCCGCCCTTTCCCGAGAACCTTGGTAAGATACAGGTTTTCCGGCTTGATCAGGTTGATCGAGTGGGTCAGTGTCTGGGGAGTATAGAGATCAAGAGTGTTAGGCATTGTTCAAAGCCTCCTTATCGTTTCACGGCGCAAACGGTGATGCCGCTTGCCGCCAAAAGGTTACGCACCTTCTCCTGGGTCGTCGCCGAAAGGTCCGCCCAGGCGGTTCCATTGAGGGAAAGAAGATCCTCGGCCACCTGCCCGTTCAGAACGATCTGTCCTGTAGCGGTGGATTCGGCGGTCACGGCTACCTCCTCATGGAGCACGGAGACAACCCCGCCGGGGAAGATCCCGCCCTCCAGAGCGAAGTACGAATACGATGCGACGATAGCCGCAGATTCGGCAGGTGCGGTGGCGAAGGTAATAGTTCCCGTGGTAGGGTTCAGTGTCACCTCGGTGGCTGCCCCCGCCACGGTGACCGCAAGGCCAGCGACGGCAACAGGCGCATGTGCCAGCGTAAACGTGACAGTGGTGGCATCCCCGTTGCCGACGGCCTCGTCCGCAACGGCGGTAAGTCCCCCGGGAGCATCCAGTTCAGCAGCAACCAGGGGCAGATATTTCCCGGAAGAGCGGCGAACGAGAATAGCTCCCAGGGCGAAAGTCACCGCCTCCGCAAGTGTATTTTCGATAGTTCCGACCACCCGGACGGCGGTCTCCAGAGAGCCTACAAGCAACGTCTTAAGCCGAGGCTCCGCTCCGTAATCTCCGTAGTTGGGCGCACCCATGATCTACTCCTTTCCCCGGTTTGCCCGGGCTGCGATATCGTCGCCGAGTTTCACGGCGGCTTCGGATTCGGTATTACTCTGCGCCTGCGGATCTCCCAGGGTTCGCAGATTCACCTTGGGAATGGCTTCAAAAATCTCCCCGAGAAGAGTTTTCACGTCCGTGCTCTTGTCATCCGAGAGCTTGATTACCCCGCCCCCTTCAGCCAGCAGCACCGGACGCACCTTGTCGAGCACCACCGGGGGAACCCCCTTCTGGGCCCACCCGTCACAGAAGGTTTTTACCTCCGTCTCGTGGGCTTCCCGTTTCAACCTCGCGGCCTCGGCTGCAGACTGGTCAGCCAGCTTTACCGCGTCTTTCACCTTGTCCGCCAGTTCCTTATTTTCGTTTTTCAGGGCCTCGATCTGGGCCTTGAGCTCTTCTACGGTCATGGAATCCTCCTCCTTGTCTGGTTCAGGCTCTTGGGCCTGTTTTTCTTCCTGCACCCATTCCCCGGTATCGCTCAGGGCAATGGGCAGAACTCCCGGGTGCGCCGGCTGATTGACGAGAGCCACCCCGAGAAGGGTGGCTCCGATTTTTTCGCCTGTTTTTTTATCCTGGTAATCCGGGTGATACTCTGCGCTCATGTACCGGTATCGACCGGCCCGGATCTGTCCCGCGGCTTCGTCATCCACCTCCAGTCTTACGTGCAAACCGTCCGGCTTGGCTATCGCCTCCTTGATCACTCCCGGGGATGGAGCGCCGTCACCGTGTCCCAATTTCACCGGGGGCACATACGATGGAGCTTTCCCCATATTTCCCGCGAGCTTCTTCACCAGGGCGGGAGTGACGTTCACGGTACCGTATCGGGGATCGTGGAACTTCCCTATGGGCAGGACGTTGTATAAGAGCTCTTCCCCGAACTCCTGTATGGTTACAAGTTCTCGTTCTTTCACATGACACCTCCTTTGGTGCTTATTTGTGGAGCGGGGAGGGAGAATGCACTCACATCCCCGCCACCTCCCTATGGGTATGAAAAAAGCCCCCACGCCCGAAGGGGAGAGAGCTTTCGTTAAGCTTTTTTTTTGGAATTTAGAGATACTCGCTCAAATCAATTTTCTTGCCAAAAACTTTTTCCGTATCAATCAAATCTTCAGCCTGCACGGGTTCTCCGGAAGAGATGAAAGACTCTATGTGCTGTACTGCAATCTCAGGAGAAGGATAATCTTTATCTATCCAGTCTATCGGAAATTCCTTGCCAAAATACTTTCGGTATCTCTCCATAGCCTCCTGCACTACGGGGAAACCTATTGGTTTCGGCATCATTACGGACTCCCCCTTTTATCGAGAAAATCTTCGAAAGCCTTCACCGTATTCGGGAAAAGCCCTCGGGCCACTTCAAACGCTTCCGAATCACAATTCGCCTTCATGCTAAAAAGGTCAGCAAAAACTTCCGTGTTCGCATATCCAGTATTACGATAATAACTTACAGTATGTCCATAGCCCCCTGAAACCTTCCCCTTTGTCATGGAACAAACCAAATCGCTCATAGTTGGGTGATCATGCCACTTCGAATTCTGGTCCACCACAGCATCTCTCATATCGATCAGTTTTTGCGTTTTCTTAGGGGTAAGTCGTCCTTGAAAAAGCCTTTTATCTTTTTTGATTGCTTCGGAGATTGGAGTTCCCGTACTGCAAGAGTAAAGCGGCACTTTTGCTCTTGCGTTAGCTGGCCGCCTCAACGCATCTACAATATGCCCTGCCTCGTGGAAAAGAGTTTCTTTATATCCGGCCTCTGTCAGCCCAGATTCCATTCGAATCCATCTTCCTGCGGGGTCGGCACAAGATCCTCGGGTGGTGTTTTGTATAACTGGCTGCGATGGCAAGGAAAGGATCGTCTCTCGGACTTCAACGGGAGCATCGCGAAAAACCTGCTCTGCCCAAGCCCTTTCGTTACTGTCTACGATGGAGGGAATAAAGGTTCTTGCTATATCTGGATCTATTATAGCACTTTCCGGTTGTATTGTTGTGGACGCCCCTGCTAAAACCTTCTGCATAACCTCAATATCCCCAGGCCGCTGCACTGTTTCCGGGAGATCATCCAGGGCCTCCTTGGTGACGAATCCCTCCCAATTCTCGGGGACTTCCACGTCCATCACGGGAATCAGAATGCTTCGGCAATTCGGGTGCAGCGGTGGAGAGTTATAGGCAAGCTCCGGGCTCCCCAGGGGGAAGCGCAACCCCTCCCGAGCCTCGCAACAAGGGCTTGTCCGGTCATCGAGGATCGCCGAAAACTCCACCCCCGCCACGCCCTGGGAATCGATCATCCCCCGCAGATGCCCCATGTTATAGGCCCGCATGGATTCCGTTCTTGCAATAGCCTCCAGGCGATGCCGGGAGAACTTTTCTACCTGTCCCTGGATCTGCCGCAACTCCCGGGCAACATGCTTTTCTGTCTTCCCTGCCCGGAGAGAGGCGGCTATCTTATCTCGCACCTGCTCCAGCACATCGGCCTCATAGACCCGGGCAAGCTCGGGGATATACCCCTGTATCCAGCTCAGGGCTTCCGCAGGAAGAACGTCATGCCAATCGTCCGCCAAGGATATTTTCTTCTGGATCTCCCGAACGGTTTGCTTGCCCTGGCGATAGCCCACCTCCACAGCATCCCGAAAACCTCGCATCAAAGCGGCGGAAATATCGGGAGCATCCCCTTCCATGGGAATACCCCCGTCTTTCGCCTCGTCCACCATGGACTCTATCCATGGCTTCACTTCCCGCCAGACTCCGGCGGTGATGTGCTTCCAGAGCCGTGCATGGGTTCTACCGGTGCGCTTGACGGCCTTGATCTTTACTTCGAGGGCTTCGTTTCTTTCTCCTCTTCGCCATCTTTCGAGCTGTTCCGCGAAAGTCTGGATCTCCATGCCACCGGTTCCCCCCCTTCGGGCTCCGAGGGAAGCCCCAGAAGCTCACGCATCCACCCGGCATCCCCTTCATCCGGGAAGAGGTACCCGGCGTTCACCCCGTTCAGGAAAATCTTCGAGAGGATTTCCCGCTCTTCCGGCGTCCCCGCATCGGAAACATCCAGCTTCCCATAGTCCTCCTGGGGGCCAAAGTTCCAGTCGATGATGGGCCGCCATACCTGTTCAAGTTCTGCCTCCGCCAGCTCTCGGGCAAGCCAGAGACACGCATCCACGAACATTCTCCAGTGGATCTGCCCCAGAGAATAAGAGCCGCCCCCTTCGCCCCCTTCCAGCAGGGAGGGAAGAAACATCCCCCTGTAGAGCATCCGGTTACAGAACTCTATGGCCTGTTCGTAGCCGTTACCCATGGCGTTGTTGCCGCTGTTCCCGACAAGAGCTTCTATGCTGTCCCCGGGAGATATGGCAAAGTGGGCCTTGGAATAAGCATTCTCGAGAATCTTGCTCATCTGTTCGGGATCCTCGCTCTTGCCCACCAGGGCGGGCATGCCGAAACGTTCCAGGGCCACCGCCCAGAATTTGGGAATGGCCTTCTTGAAGGCGTACCAACGCCAACAGCGACGCAAGCGAGACTTCCCGTAGGGGCTGCTCCCGGATCCGTGCCGAAAGATGAGACACTTGGAGGCGGGGATATCGAGCTCCTTCCCGCCGACTTTCTGACGTACAGTCTTGACGCCCACCGAATTATCTTCCCGGCGTTCGAAGAGAAATTCCAGAGTGGCAGGATCATAGGCCTGCATGGAGGAAAGAAACCACGCCCCCTCTTCGGCGGTCAGAGAAAACTCCGAGACCCCGAAGCCAAAGGCAAGCCCGTTTTCCAGCACTGCCCGCCGGGATTCTTCCAGGGTGCCCCAGAGCTTTTCCCGGCTTTCGTCCACCAGATCCTTGATACGCTGATCCGGGTGAGAGTAGCTTCCGATCTTCGAAACCACGGCATACGTGAGGAATTCCATGCCGGTAGCTATGGTTTCGTCATCCAGCATTTCCCGGTACCGGAACATCCTGGCATCGGGGTTGCGGGCAGGCTGATCCATGCTGTTCAAGATCTGGAGGGCCACCTCGGAATATCCGAAGCCAAAAGCCTTGTCCATGGTGGTCTTGTTCCGGCTCTGGACCTGGGTTCTTTTTTTCCTTGCCATGTGTACCCTCCTCTACGAAAAAATTCCTGGTGCTATGCGGGAACCGCCAGAAGAAATCTTTCCACTGCGTCCCTTGATCAGATTCCCAAGGGCATATCGGATAGCGTCAATGCAATGATTGTTCCCGTCCACCAGCACGGGGAGAGGCTTCCCCGCTTCATCTACCTTGAAACGGTATAGCCTGGCTTCTTCCGCCGTGTGCTTACACCGCTCGTGAATCACGATGGTTTCGAAGGATCGCAGGAAAGTGATTCCATCTTCTACGGATCCGCTCCATTTCTTTGCCCCGTAAATTTTGAAGCCCGACCGGGACATATAGCTGATCGTTTCCGGACGGGCGGGGTCGGCATATACCGGCCACTTACGAGACTCCGGCACCTTGTCAAAAAGATCCGGGGTCTTGTCGATATCGCACCCCACGGCATAGGCTTCGTGATCCACATAGAGAGATCTCCCCGCAACAAAGCAGCGGATAAGCGTAGTCGGATCCCGACTGAAACCCCAATCGGCCCCCATATAAAAACGGACCCCCGAAGGGGTCTCGAAAGACTCTATTCTGTACTTTCCCTTGAGCACCACCGCATCCGAGATGGTTCGAACTTCCCCTTCCCAAACATGTCCGTATCCTTCCGGATCTTCTCGAAGCTTGAAATCCTTTTCTTCTCGAAGCGTATCGGGGAACCAGGGATTGTCTCTCCAGCTCACTTTCTTTACGACAGCATTAGGAGGCGGAAAATCAATGAAACGTCGGTATGTGGGATCCTCTTTCTCCCTGGGATTGAAGGTTACCCATATCTCGGAATCTTCTTTCCGGATTGTGGGAATCAATACATCCCAACTTTCTGCCGAAACCGATTCCGCCTCTTCTACCCAACAGAGATCCACTCCCTCGGTGGACTTGATTTCCTGCACCTTGTGATGGAGGCCCTTGAAGATAAATTCCGTGCCGTTCGTTCCTACGATGCGGGTTTTCTGGACCTCATAGCAGTGCGAGATTCCCATGTCCTCAATCTGTTCTTTCAAAAGCTTGTGGACGGAATCCGCAATGGAGGTTTGATATTCCCGGGCGCAAAGAACCCGGATGCGCTTTTCTACCCCCTTGAGGAGCAAAGCCCGGGCAACCGCCCAGCTTTTGGCACCACCTCGACCACCGTAATAGACTTTGTATCTGGCAGGCCGAAAAAGTTCTCGGAAAGCTGGAGCAAACTCAATTGTCCTCTGGATCATCGGTAAAAACGACCTTTATCGTGGTCGGTTCCAAGGGGGCCCCGTTTGGCCCGGAAAGCTCCTTCTTGTCAACGAACATCCCCAGGTGCTTCCCGAGCAGTTCAAGGGCTTTCAGTTTGTCGTGAAGCTTAATCCGCTGACTTCCGCCCTCTTTCGTGACGCTCTCCGACACCTCCGCCACCTGAGCGGCATCCGTATCATTGAGCTCGCTGCTTGCTTTCATGGTTACCCCTTCGGGCCCCCACTCCATCACCGCCCGGGGATCCCCGAAGGCGACCTTTGCCAGCTCGGCCACCACCTGATCCTGGGTGACCTCGATCCTCTCACTCCTCTTCGCCATCTCCTCCCGGATCGCCGCCTGGATGTGCGGCTTGGCAAGCAGCTGAGAAGCCGATCGGTTGGCGTATTTGTCGCTATACCCGGCTTCTATCGCCGCCTTTGTGGCGTTGAGAGATATGAGATAGTACTTGACGAACATCTCCTGACGGGCGTTTTTCAAAACCATGGGTGACAGCTCCTTTCCGAGAGAATACAAAGGTTCCCGCCCTCAGAACGAGAACGGGAACCTTCGAGTGGTGTGGTTGGATGTGCGATGGGTAGCTGTGGCGTTTCAACCCACGATAGCAGATTACCCCGTTTTTAGGCCGGACTTCAAGTCCGATTTCACAGTCTCCAGAGAAATCTCTTCCACGAACCACGCCCGGATAAGGATGGTGTCCGCTTCCTCCAGATATGGGATCATGCGACCAAGACACCGTTTCTTGCGTTCCGCCGCCGTGCTCCTCACGATTCCCAGAGCATCCGCAGCATTTTGGAGGGAATCCCCGGGCATATTTTCGAGATCGATCCAGTAGCAAACGGCAAAGTCCAGATCGTCCTGGGGGAGGTTCGCAAGCCCTTTCTTGATGGCTTCCACGTTCCGCAAAATCCTCTGATACTCCGAATGCCGATCCTTAGCTTCTATGATTTGCTGAGCTTGGGGGATCGGCATCGTTCCCCCTGAAACGCGCTCTTGGAATGGGTCACATCGCGATGCGGCAAAACAGGCATCGAATTGGGACAGAATGCGTACCCATGCCGGAAAATACCCCATTTTCCTATCAGCAATCCGAAAATCATCAGCGGAATGCGCTTCTTTTTCGGATAAGATTTTCCGCATTAATGCCTCTATCGCGTTCATGTCCCCTCCCTATTGCCCGTTTTTACTTTTTCAGCCCCGATTTCTCCGGATCAAAAACTACCCTGTCCCGAAACTCCTCCCTCTTCCCCTTATTCCACTGGGAGAGGGGAGTCAAAAACCCCACAAACCGGGAATAGATCTGGCAGCGGGTGCGGGTAGGTTCGGTGATCATTCTTGTACATCCTCCAGCAAAACCCAATGCCCGCCATCTATCCCTTCAACCCGCAGGTTTTTCGGTTTCATGGTTGCCCGAAGCTGCTCCTCCATAACAGCCAGCCTTCCAGATCTTCGCAAAACTTCAAGATGATGCCATTTTTGAAAGGCTTCACTCTTCGCCATGCGCAAGAAAGCGTTTCTTTTGTTCACCTTCTGGGATTTTGAGTCTGTCGCTACCCCCACCGCCCCCGATGCACGATGAGTGCACCGCATTCCAGTATGCACCTTGTTTTTATGCTGGCCCACGGGGCCGGATCCTCGGAGCCCCTCCCAAATGCAATCCTTAGCCGTCACCGCAAAAAGTAGTTCTTTACTCATTTTCCTGCATCCTCCTTCTCCTTTCTCCAATCATCGTAAATTGCATAAGGGCTTTTCCGCAGAACGGAGAGTGCTCTACTCAAATCCATGCTCGTCCGTTTCATTGCCGCTATTTCGGGATTAGGATAGATCGAAACGTTTCCTTTTGCTTTCTTCGCTCTTTTAATAAACCGTTCTGCTTCCGCTATGGCTATGTCGATATGTTCTCTGCGCATATCCTCCGTTGTTAGAACTGTCATTGCAGCATCCCCTCCGAGGGAAGTTCTTCCACCGCCTGCTCCCAATCTATTTTTTTACGGATCTCCTTTAATTCATCCTCGATCTCCTGTAGGTCCACCTGCTCAAGGGCGATAGCGGCGAGCCGGGTCATCCGTTCGAGTTTTATGATGCGTCTTTCGAGATCTTTCAAATCCATTCTGGCCATTTCCATCACGCCACAACCTCCTCCCTTTCTGCCTCAACCACATTCGCCCGGACAAGAGCCTCTGCCATGGGAGGGCAGACGGAATTGCCAACCATCCGCACCTGGGCAGTTTTCGTGATTCTCTTGCCACCAGGGAGATTAAAATCTATTTTATAGTCGTCCGGAAACCCCTGGGCTCGGTAAAGCTCCCTGGGCTGAAGCATCCGCATACCAATATCCGCAAGGACGTAATTTTCTCCGCCGATTTGGACCGTCACCAACCCAAAGCGATCTTGACTCGTGATTGTGTCCAAGGGCACATCAATACGTTGTCCTATGCCATTTCCGTAATACTTGATCAAAAAAGCTCGCACCTCTCCGAAATGGAGCCCCTGACTTGTAATTGTTTGCAAGGGTTCGTCTATTCCGTGTCCGATATTGCTTCCCCGCAGCTTTACCACATGGGATGCTGCTAAAAGCGTTTTCCCGCTCCCGCCAGCGGTTATAGTTCCTACAGGCTGACGACAATCGGAACCCACGGACTTTCCGAACTGCCGGACCATGTGCGTCGCAACAAGGGAATGGTGGTCAACGGCCGTCACTGTGCCTATGGGATCGTCTATTTTCGAACCGATAACCCCGGTATAATGCTTTGCGAGAAAGGCAGCAGAAACAAGCGCAAACCTATTGCTCTGTGTGGTAACCGTATGGAGAGGACCGTCTATGCTCTGATGCGGAGAGTTTCCGAAGTTGTTTTTCATGATAAACGGCTCTTTCGCCGCGAGGACATACTTAACTATGCCTTTGGCTATCCTGCGACATGTAGCATCTGCCAATGGCTTCGCTCTCTCAAAAATCGATGGACACGGAAGGCTCCAGTCGATGCATTCCGCCGCTATCCGGTACGGAGTCTTCCCGGGTCCGTGAGTAGGTTCCGGCCAGACGATTGGATTTTTGTCACATCGGGCAATCAGAAAAAAGCGCTTTCGCGTCGTAGGGGCTCCGTAATCACATGCTCTGAGTTCTCGCCACTCCACTTCATATCCTAAGCTCCACAATTTCCCTACAAATTCCCGAAAGGTTTCACCTTCGCAGTGGCGAATAGGCTTACCGTTATGCAAAGGGCCCCATGTCTTGAATTCTTCTACGTTCTCCAAAACAATCACTGAAGGTCGGACAGTCTTCGCCCATCGAACCGCTACCCACGCAAGTCCACGAATTTTTTTGTCCTTTGGTTTTCCACCCTTGGCTTTTGAAAAATGCTTGCAATCCGGGCTAAACCACGCCAAATCAACCGGATGACCATTGCAAACCTTTACCGGATCGACCGCCCACACGTCCTCGCAGAGATGCAGTGTCCCCGGGTGATTCGCGGCATGCATCGCAAGGGCTTCCGGGTCGTGGTTTATGGCAACATCAACCGGTCTTCCCATGGCCATTTCAATCCCGGCACTCGCCCCACCACCGCCTGCGAAGTTATCGACCAGGAGCCCCATGCATCACAACCTCTTCCCCCCATGCCGGTGAGACCGCCCCATGTTGTACTGGTGCTTTATCCCCACGATGCTTTCCGGGTCAATCCCCTCGTGCCCGAACCAGTCCAGGATACGGATCAGGCAATCCGCCATTTCCACCGCAGTTCCCTCGGGCTTGTTGTTCTCGATGTACAGGGCGGGCTTCCCGTCCCGGTACTCCTCCAACGCCTCCGAGAGTTCCGAGTGGCAGAGGGCTACCGTCTCTCCGAAGCTGCGCTCTTCGTCCCACCAGCCGTGATCTACTGCATTCTTGTGAATCTCTTTCGACCAATCGTTCAGATTCATGTTTTTTGCCTCCTAAGCGTGTTTTTTGACGCAAAATGTAAAGAAGATATATGCCTTTTGAAAAGACGGCCCCACAGAGGCCCGGAAAACAGGCTTATCGGCAAATTGAAGCCGGAGCCTTGTGCCCTTTCTCCCTCCCCGGGGAAATCAACTGATTAACTTTTGACTATTTCTGACTACTGCCGCCCATCTGGAGTTTCAAAACAATCTCCGCTGCATTGCCTCCCGCTCTTCCCTCCAGGCCTCGATCTCCCGATCAAGGGCCTCGATCTGATTTCTAAGCTCTTTCCTCCGGGAATCGACGTACGTGTGGCTAAGTGACTCCTGGAGGGATTGCCGGGTGTTCAACATCGCAAAAAGCCGTTCATCCATTCGTGCTCACCATCCAGCCATACCGGGCTATGAGTGCTGCATCACTGCGCCCGTCCTTCGGCTTGCGGCATCTCCCAGGGGTCAAGGCAATCCCCGGGAAAAGCTGCATAGCCAGAGAGACGCTTTTCTCCTTGGTGGTGCTCCCGGTGGCAACGCCTTTGAAAAGTGCCTTCTGCCATGTGGCAGGGCGTACCGTCAGGAGGGGCATGCGCAGAGCGGCAACCATGCCACGCCACAAACCAAACCCCTCCCCGATACGAAAGGTGCTTGTGATTCCCTGTCCCGGCATTCCCTGGGCTTGCTCAATGCAAACCGTGGCCCCTTCTGACCGCAAAAGGAGATCCACCATCCCCGCCACGTCGTAAGCTGTTTTCTTCTCGGGCTTCACCGTGGGGATATCCTCGACCCACAAAAGCCTTCCCTCGGCATCCAAAGCCGCCACTGCACCGGAAAGCCCGGGATCTATGCCGATAAAAACCATCATCCAGCCCTCCGGATTGACTCGGCCCCTTTTTGGGGGCGGTAATCGGGAGCCTCCGAAACGATCCATCCCCCAGGACCGCACATTTCCTGGAGCCGGGAGACAATCGCCTCCCCATGCTTACCCATGCTCTTGATCAAGGCTTCCGGGGTGGGGATGTTCGTTGTGATGATAGTTTGCAAGTCGTTCAAGTAACGGGCGTTGATGAGCGTATAAAGCTTCTCCTGCACGAAGGCACTCCCGGCCTCCTTGCCGAGATCGTCCAGCACAAGCACATCCGCCTCCCGGAAAAGCCGATACGGAACCTGCGGGGCTTCATCTCGCTTTTGCATCTCCTGGCGCACTTTGTCGATAAAGTCAGGCACAGAGACAAATAACCCTCGCTTGCCCTTGCCCTCACGGAGAGCCGCATTCAGCACCGCTGCCGCTAGATGCGTTTTGCCGTTTCCGCACTCCACGGAAGCGAGTACCAGGGAGCTTCCACGCCTCCATGCCTCCACCGCCCCATTTCGCATCTTCTCGCAATCCGGGTGGAGATCCGTCCGGTAATTCTTGAAGCCGCACTGAAGGAGGCGGTGAGGGATTTCCGATTCCCCAAGGTATTTCTGCACCTCGCACGTCCACTCGAATTTTTGCCGCTCCTCGCACACTCCCCGAACCACCGAAAGCCCCCCGTAACAATCTCGGGCAAGCTTCGGGATGTACCCGGAAAGATTGCACTTTGCCAACCCGGGGCATTGAAGACACCTGGACTGCGCATCCCGGACAAAGAGAAGATCCCGAATAGGGGTGTGGGTAGTGGAAAACTCCATGCCCGGGAAGTTCGCCTCAAGGTATGCCTGTGCCTCCGCTGTCGCCTCTTCGCCGTATCGCTCAAAATCAGCCAGGGAAAAACTTTCTCCCGTAGCGTCTGCGATGATTTTTTGATATGCGTTCATTTCACGAACCCCATTTCTCTGTAGTCCTTGACGGGACGATTACTGCCCGGAACGTGTTCAGAGTATTTGCCCTCAAGGACTTTCGCCATGTTCGACTCACGGATCAGCCAATCTAGATCTGCCTGCCAGTTCCGTTCGTTTTTCCCCAGCAGAAAAGGCGAGTCCCGGACTGAATCGAAATATTCTTTCCACCACTTCGGGTCTTGTCTTTCCGGGGACTCGCCGCAACGGGCACGAATTGCCTTTTTCCGAGCTTCCGTTACCGTCTTGGCTTCTCGGAGGGATTGCCCCAGGGTGTCGTTATAGGTTTTTAAGATCTGCTCGTAGGGAATTCTTTTCTGAGGGGATTCCGGCTCCGGCTCCTCCGCTTCAGCGGGGGAGGAAGCAGGCGAGGGTTTTTCGCCTGCGATAGCGTTTACGGTTTTATTCTCCTCTCCTCTACTCTTCTCTTCTCTCCTCTCCTCTCCTCTCCTCTCCTCTAGCCCGTTATTTCGTTGTGACGTACCCGTTACGTGATGCGTTACGGGTTCTTTTCCCTCTCCCTGCAAGGGTTTTTCCTGTTGCCTCTCCCGAAAACGACGTTGCCTTTCGGCATTTGCCTTACGCTTTTCCTGAAGGGCTCCGCCATAATCTTGCCAATCGTGGATGTGCATGCTGTCGTCTACAAAACCGCTGGAGTTGCCCGGCCCACAAGAAATCAGCGCCTTGAGAAAATACTCTGGATCGCCGTCCCATCCAGCAGCATCAGCAATATCCACCGCATCGTATCTGGAGAGGTCGCCATCCGGAGCGTATTCCATGACCCACCACCAGAGACCCTGGAGGTGGCCTATCGCTTTGTAAGGGCAGATCTGTAGCGTTCTCGCAAGCCTCCGGGTTTTAGGATGGTTTCTCAACGAAGAATCGGACTTGATCCAGGGCATTCTCTCTCACCGCCTAAAAGGGGATATCTTCGTCATCGTCGCCATCTGGGTACGGTTCGTTACCCCCGGCGTTACTTTCAGCGTTACTTTTCCTCCTGCCGTTTTCTACGTACCCGTTACGTGATGCGTTACTATCCGGCCCTGTCCGTGGGTTGTCCGGGGGGTTGTCCTCCCGGGCACTTTCACCGCTTTTTCCGCCACCAAGAAACTGTACTGTCTGGGCCATAATCTCAGTGGCATAGCGCTTTTGGCCGTCCCGCCCTTCGTAGCTCCGCACGGAAATGCGCCCTTCCACGAGCACTGAACTTCCCTTGGAGAGGTAGCGATCCACGTTTTCTGCCATCTTGTCCCAGACCACAACCGGCAGGAAATCCACCTCTTCTTGCTTCTCTCCGTTCTGGCTTTTCCACTGACGGTTTACCGCAACCACAATCTTCACCACAGCCGTGCCGCTGGCGGTATACCGGATCTCAGGATCTTTTGCGAGATTCCCGATGATAATCGCCTTGTTGAACCCTCGTGCCATGTCAGACCTCTTTCCCGTTTTGATACGCTCCGAAGAGTTCGTCCCACCCTCCAGAGCGTGTTGTGGGGCCGTAAATCGTGCCGGCCTTTACCGCTCTTACAACGGTGTCCTTTTGCCGGAGGGAGAGAGCTTTTGCCCTCTCCCTGGCCTGTTGAATGCGGAGCACCTACCGTGCCTTTTCCCCTTCAAGAGGCAGAGCATCGGAGGCCTCTTGTGCAGGCTGGGAATCCTCCGCAGAACCATCGTCCTCCTCCATGTGCACCACTGCCTCAATGTCTATGGCATCCTCAAGGGGGTTTTCTCCAGTGATCACTCGTTCGTCCTGGGAGATCGTTTCTACGGCATCCACGGAAACGGGCAACCAGGAGAAGAGCCGACGCACCGCCGTCTTCATGGCCATGGCCTCGAAGTCCGTTACCCAGGGGCAGTTGCCTTTGGACTTACTGCGATCCCGGTACTTCTGCACGTCTTCTACCGTGAGGAAGGTCATTACGGGGTCGCCGTCCTTGATCTTCGCTACGGCGTATACCCCGAGCAAAGGCCCCTTATTCCCGTCCAGGCACGGCGCATGCTCTATCTTTTCCTCTGTGCCATACCGAACTGAGAAGGGTTCCCCTTCATATACACAGTGGGCATACACCGACGTTACGTGTCCGCTCCGGCGAGCAAGCTCAATCATGCCCTTATACCCAAGCATGAACTGCACATCGTAGGTGCCTGTCTTCCCATTACGGAAGGGGACGAAGTAGCATTGCCCCAGGGGCCCGGGCATCATTCCGAGCTGGGAAGCCTGGAGCGTTGCCCCTATAAGGCTGGAGGGATCGCACCGCAAAAGCATGGGGTTCTTCCGGATCTCGGTAAAAGCTACTTGCATCATTTTTTCCGGGGTGATGTGTTTGGGAAGAGCCTTGGCAATGGCCTCTTTCTTCGAGCACATCAGGCTCCAAATAGTGCCTGCTGGGCCTTTGGTCTTCCCGTTGCCATTGTTCTTTGCAAGCTGAGATCCACCGGTTACGGTCGCCATCTATACCGCCTCCTCAAGAGATTTTTTCTTTATGGTCAGGAAACGTCTACTTCCTTTTCCTCTGTGCTTTTCCGCTAATTCCTCCGTTGCCCCAAGTTCGAGGGCTACGTTTTTCCAACTTGTCTTTCCCTTTACCTGCTTCCAAGTGCAGAGACCGTCAATCCCTGCATGATCACCGATCTTTACCTGCAAAAGCCCCTGGAGACGCTTCTTTTCCGTTTCAGCCTCCTCGATGACTGCTTCTATCCGGAGGAGCTGGTCATGCAGATCCATAGCCTCTTGATCCGGTTCGAGCATGTCTTCCTCCTGCTGAATCGGATAGACAATGGCAGGGTTATCGAAGGCTTCCGCTTCTGGGGGGATCCCCGGGAGGACATGTCCCTCCCAGAAGTCCTTCAGCCCTGAAATGATGGTTTGAATGTCTGTTTCGTTTCGAGGAACGTACTTATGGGTGAAGCGTTGCCCTCCTATCAGAGCTGCTACCCAGCACCCTTCCCACCCCATAACGGCACAGTAGTGCTGGATCTGCACGTAATAGGCGGTGGGGAGCTTTTCGCCTTCCCACTCCTCTGCAAGGTATGCACTGGCTGTTTTGCACTCCAGCCCCTGATTCCTCCCGACGATTACCCTATCCACATTTGCCAGCATCCAGGGGTGTTCCGGGTGACTGCAAATCTGATTTTTCCGGCGCACCTTCACGCCTTCCCTCCGGGCAAATTCAGAGGCCACCAGATCTTCCAGGGCAATTCCCCAATAGGCGGCCTCTCCTGTTTCCACAGGTGGCAGCTCTCCGAGCTTGTCCATGTAGACGGTCAGGGGCCCGGCATATTTCGAGTACCCGAGGATCTTGGGGGCATCACTACCACCGATACCCTTTCTGCGCTGTTCAAGCCACTCTTCCCGGCTCATGTGTAGGGTCGAAATAGAGACTGGGGTGTTGTTCATACCAACACCTCCTCTACATCTTCCGCAGCCTTGCGGATCTCCTGGTATTCCTCATGCTTCACGCACCGCCTATCCGAGGGATCCCATTCTGCGGGGCATTCCTCGCAAGGAGGGTCTATCGTTGTTGCCGGGTAGCGGCGTACGGCCGGGCAATCCTCACAGAGCTTTTCTGTGATCCGCTCGTTGACTGCCTCAAGCACAAGTTCCGTGATGGTCATGGTTCTGTCACCTCCTACTCAGATGGGAGGGGCTGCTCATAGCTGCTCCCCATGAGACTGTGCCAATCCACCTTTTCCGCCAGCAGATCCGGACAGGTGGCGTCGGGGTAGAACCAGTGGCGCCCGAGACCTACAAAGACCTGATACCATTCGTGAATATCCGGATTGCCGATGTTGCCGTTAAGATCGATGCGCCGAAGCTCGCGGTAGATCAGGGCGGTCATCTGGTTTTCGTCCAGCACCGCTACGCTCTTTTCAAAGAACTCCATGAGGTAGAAATAGGAAGGGCTCCCGAGCTGAAACATGATCTCCTGCCACTGAGTAGGAACCTTAGATGTTTTGGCGAGCGTCACCTTGCCGTTGCTTTTCCCGGAACTCTTTTTGTTCATCACGAAAAGGATGCTCTGCGCATCTACGTGCCGGAGTTCGTCATATTTCTCGATGAGTCGCTGTGCTATGGGCTTGTACCGAGGGGTGCATACTTCGAAGCTGAAAAGATCGTCCATCATGGCTATTTCCTCCTTGTGAGTGTGCTAAAATGGAGGCCGGGTGTTGTGGCACCCAACCTTTGTTTTTTTCCTTTGCCTGGGGGGCTTACATGCCTCTCAGGCTGTTTCTTTTTCCCTGCCCTGGCTTTGGAGTAAGAAGCGATCCAGAAAGTACCGTTGCCCCTTTCCCGTCACCTTTGGAGTCTTGCGGATCTTGCTCGGTTTTTCCGGGGAGGTTTGGATGGTGTATTCCTTGACCTCAAAGAGCCCCATTTCCATAGCTTTCTGGGTGGGGATGTTTTTGTCGCTACCCTGGCGCATGAGATATCCTTCTTGCCGGAGGATCTCGAAAAGCCTGTTCTGCCCGATATTGATACCCTTCTGCTTCAAGAGCTTCGAAAGCACGTTGATGGAGATGGAGGTGTCGCTGGTCGCTACAGCTTCGGCGAAGGCCACCTTGGGGCGGTCTTCCTCAATCTTCGAAGTAAGAGCTGCCCGTTCTTCTTCCGCAGCCGCCAAGGCACGGAGGGCATCAGGGAAACTTTTGGGGATGCGATCATAGAAATTGCCGTACTCCATGGCTTCTTTCAGGCGTTTTTCACAGGCGATGAAGTATTTCCGTGCCTGACGGCCCTTTTCGTTGTTCTCCACCATGGCAAGTTCCTTGGCCGTATCGAGGGTGAGGAGGTAATCTTTGGTGGGACGGCCGCCCTTATCAGTTAAACTTGAGTTTTCCCCGAAATTGGGGAAAACCTCTACGTAATCTTCGCCTTCCGCAAACTCGTACTTTTCAATCCGATCCTTAAGCCATGTCGAGAAGTCTTTTCCAACTCCCAAAAACTCGTGTAGTTCCCGGGCGTTCACCACCCGCCTGTTTTCGCTCTCGTATACCGGAACAATTCCTTTTTCCAGAACTTTCATTTCTTCCATGTTTTGCCTCACCCTTTCTATTTTTTCTTGGTGGTGCCGCAACTCCCATTCCATCAACCAGCCCCGGCGCACTCGCTCCCTATACAGTTCCTGTCTCATCCGCTCACAAGATCCCGTGGCCATGACTGCCTGGGTCATCGCAGTAGACTCCCCGAGCTTTGTGGCGTAATCATCGAAGAGCCGCCTTGCGTACGCCTGTATCTGAGCATCCGTACATTTCTCGCATGCCATAAAAACGCCTCCTTTGCAATAAAAAGCAATGCGTTTTACTTTTCACAGAATAGGCCCTTAAAGGCAATCTGTCAACCTTAAAAGCAGTGCTTATAAATGCAAAAGGCCCTATGTGATATACTTTCACCGTAAAAGCAATATCTCGGGGGGGTGATTACAATGGCAAAAAGAAATTTGACAGTCCGCATGGATGATGAACTAAGAGAGAAGCTTGAGCTGATAGCAGCCAGGGAAATGCGAACACTTGCAAATCAAATAACCTACTTTTTGGCGGGAGCTATTGAGGAATATATTTCACAAAACGAGCTGTTTTACTCACCCGAAGAAGGCAGATTCATGGAGAAGGGGGAGCCTCTTTTTTAGCCTCCCGATATTCCGCAAGAATCTTGCGCACAGTATTTCCAATAGGACGCATCTCTTTTTCCGATTCCTCCCTAAGCCATGCAATTTCTTCGATGCTCATCCGTATGGTGATGTTCTTCATGGGGTTGCTCTCCTTCTGCTTTCCCATTCCATGCCCTCCTTCGTGCTATACTTATATGCCGGGTGCTACGAACACCCAGCAATTTGCTTCTTTTCCCCTGCGCCCTCACTCTGTGGGGGCGTTTTCGTTTTCTGCTCACGACCTACCACCAACCTTCTCCCCGCTCTCCCTAACCGCCATCTCCTGCATCGCATACCGCTCGATGCTGACGCCGTAAAACTCCGCAATCCACTGCCGGTGCCAAGGCTTGGGATACCGATGTCCAGCGGCCCACTCCAGCACCCAGGCAACGGGCACGCCTACGGCATCGGCAAGAGCCCGGACGTGTTCCCGGGAAGTGAGCTTTCGCTGGAGCAGGAGCTTCACGTCATCCAAGGGCTTTTCCTTATTGAGATTCATTGCCATCTCCCGGGTCAATGTCCGCCGATCCGGATTGTCGCCGTCACACATTTCCGCGATCTGTTCGAGGTTCAGCATGCTTTCCTTCTCCTTTCTTTTTTCGCCCGCCGTTGCACCATCGCAACCGGGTACCGCTGCTCCAGCTTTGCGAGGATCTCCTCAGCCGTCAGCCGGAAAGTTTCCCGCAGATCGCCCACATCCGTCATTCCTCCGGCGATCAGGAGATCCAGATCCCATTCCATTCCCGGAGTCCACTTGTCCGGGGTCAATGCGACGACCATTTCAGGTTCTCTTTTTCTCTCCGTGCCGGGCCCCCATCTTTCGCCACCAGGCTCTCCCGCACTGCTTGCAGATCATCTTTGCGATGCCCCTTTTCTTTCCCACGCCATCTACCTCCTCACGTATTCCAACCGTCCGGTTCTCCGGCTCCAGAGCCTCTTTATTTCCATCCTGCGCCGTCGAAAAAACTTCATTCCCAGTCACCCTTCCCGGTTTTTCGCTCCTGTGTGATGCGTTTGAAGTTGACCATGATCGTTTGCCCGGAGATAACAATTCCGGTTTTCTCCTTTAATTCCTTACTGATGACAGCCCAGGAGTGCCCAGTGGTCCGACAGTCCCGGATTACGTCGTACAAATCGCATATCGTTTCGTATTTGCGGGCGTCCCTTCCTGATGGACGCTGCTTCGCCAAACTGGTCAACGTCGCCCGTGCTTGAGACAAACTCACCACCTCACCTCCTACTCCGCATGATCGTCGCAGGTATCCCCCGCATGGGTGATCCTGGATCCGCTTTCCAGCTTGGTGCATTCACCCCAGCCCCGTTTGTCCAGCTGCTTCCAGTAGATGCATACCCGGCACGGATATGCCCAGGTCCGGGTGTTCCCGTACCGTACCTCTGCTATCTGCTCCGCCACGAACATGCCGACACCACCCGACATCAGAGGTAGATAATGATCGTCGCCACCGTCACCAAAAACTGCAGCTTGCTCATGCCGTCCTCCTTTCATGGGGTCATTCCTCTTCGGGAATCCCCTCTTGCACCAGCCTTTCAATGTCCGCTTCCCGCCATGCCTTCGTATTGCTTCCCAGAGATACCGGAGTGGGATATTTCCCCTTCCGCACGCCTTCCCACCAGGTGGTTTTGCAGACGGGTATTTTTTCCAGCACTTCGGAAAGCCGCAAAAGCTTTCCCGGTCGAGCCTCAATCTTTTCCGTTTCTTTTTGGCGCAAAAGCGTTTCGATTTTTGCAAGTCTTTGATCGATAGGCTCAAGGTCTTTTTTGGTCAGTATTTCGAGTTGCATCAAGGGTGCCCCCTTTTTCCGAGGTGTTTCCGTCCACGCCTTCCGTCACGCTTTCTTCTGGTCTGAGGAAAAATCCTTTCTTCCATGCTCTACACCTCCCTGCCTGATACAGGAGAGAAAAAAAGCATCGCCTCCGTCAGGATCTCCTTAAAACTTGTGCATGCTTTGCGGAAATCCTCCGAAGAAGGCGAGTTCAAAAGCCCGTCATCCGCCGCATCCTTAGCCAGAGCCGTAATTTCGTGGGGCTCGTCGCAAGTTTGCGAAAGAATTGTTGCCTGAGCGATGAGATCCGCTATGACCGTTACGGAGTCCTTCCCGCAGGGTTGGTTATCTCCTCCCCCGCGGGAAGGATAGGGTTTAGGGGAGGTCTCCCCAGGAGTTCGTCGGTGGTGCACTCGAAGTGGTCTGCCAATCGGAACAGCATGATTCCATCAGGGAAACGCTCTCCAAGCTCCCATCTTGAAATAGTCTTAAGGCTACATCCCACGGCTTCACCCAATGCTCCTTGGGATTCTCCTTTTCCTTCTCGTTTCTTTCGTAAAATCTCCTTGAAATTGTTCCTTTCCATCAAGAACCTCCTTTTCCCTACTGCATCCACGCCCTGTAGTCCTTGCGCCCTTCGTAGCCGAGGGCTTTCCAATCTCTCAAGAGCAAAGGGGCCTTTTGCACAGACTGCATTCTTGCCTCCATACGCTCCCGCCAGAGCTGCCTGGTTTCCAGGCCTCTCGCTTGGGCTTGCGCCCGGTGGTGCATGACCCGCAATCCCTCGGCGAGGGCATCCCGGTAAGAGGCGTAATCTGCTCGATGTTCCCGGGCCCACTGGTGAGCTCTCTGCATAGTGTTCATGACCATGCCTCCTTACATTACAGACTGGAGAACATTTTTATGTTCTCTCCCGAACGTCTCCGCCACCTGCCGGCTTGAGCAAAACGGCTTCCCATGGTGGTTTCCGAAACCCAGTTAAATCTGCAACATGAGCGAGTCAAGTTTTTTGGGAGTTGTTACACACAACCCCAAACGTACTCCTCTACGATTTGCTGAAGCCTGGGGAGAGCTCGTGCAATCCCCTCTTCCCAGGAAGGCTGATAGTCCTCGTGGCTTCGGATCCCCTGGAGGATTCCTTCGATGTCTTCGTTACTCACACCCACCTGATAGGCTGCTTCGCCGCTCTGCGGCACGTACTCGTTACGCAGAGGATCCAGCTCCCAAACGTAAGCCTCTCCACAAGTAGCCTCGTTGAGCACCTGTTCCGCTGCCTCTTTGATCCATTCGGCAAGGTCTTCTTTGCTTCCGAAATTTTCCTGCACCACTTCCGCAATTTCACCCTTGGGCACCACGATCACGATCATTACTCTCCCCTCCCTTCCGTTTTCATTCTTCCGTTCCGCGCAATCCCGGCGATCCTTGGGGCCTCATGGCCTACTCGGGCTCATCCCCTCCCGCTATGCGTGTCCGCCCCCCTGGTTTCTGCCCTGGGGCGGTTCGAGCCTTTGGTTGTCAAGGTGCTACTCGTCTTTGCGGTCTAAGCATATTCCAAACGGTCTAAAGTATCAATAGGCCCACAGGCTCATTTAGACCAAATAGGGGCGAAAAGATAGTCATATTTGGGCATTGCATCAAATAGACCGTTTGGGGATAATTTAGACATCAGAGAAGAAGGGAGATAGTGAGATGGGTAACGGAAATCCTCTTGTAGGGAAGCGAATTCGAGCCGCTCGCGATCACCTGAATTTATCGAGAAGGTCCGTTGTCGAGGCAACAGGAAATGATTTCTCTACAAAAACACTAGAGAGATGGGAAAGTGGTGAAAGAGAAATCCCTTCAAAGGCTCTCGGGAAACTCTCCGACATCCTCGGCGTATCCATCGCCTACCTCATGGGCGAATCCAACGAAACCGGCATCCCCGCTGCCTCTGCTGAGATGGAGGTAACGGCCACCGTCATCGAATCCAATGCCAGGGCTATAAACAAAGAAGAAACGATAGATATCCCTATGGTGTCCCGTAACATCTCCGCTTGCTGCGGTGAGGGATCCATCTATGCCGCAGAAGTGGAATGGGAAATTACCGGGACATATCCCTTCCCGGTCAAAGACTTGCTGGGCTACACATGGCAGGGGGGGAAATTCTTTTCCGTGACTGCCATGGGGCGCTCCATGGAACCACGTATTTGCGACGGGGAAAGAATCATCTTTGCGAGGGATCTCGAGGTGGAAAATGGGGATTTCGCCTTGCTTACCTGGGACGATAAGCTTCTGATACGGGGCATGATTTTTGAACAGGACGGCCGCATCATTTTGCGGGCCGTGAACAAGGAGTATGAGGATATTTGCGTTGATCCCGGGGATACTCGGCTTTGCGTAATCGGGAAAGTACTGAAAGCTGTCCCGGCTCCGAGAAATGTCGGGGGGTTGTGGTCGTAAGGGGAAGAAAGAATAAGGGGGGAGAATCGTGTCGCCCAAGACTTTCAATGCACTGGCGTGGGGAGCTGGAGTTGTCTTCTTGCTTGGGATAACGCTTTTGCTCATAACGGGGAAAAGTACGGACGAGGAAATCTTAGATCTCCTCGCAGAAGCCCAAGTAGAAAGAGGAGAGGTTTCCGCTGGCTGGGGAAACAGGCTAAAGGGGATAGAATCCGGTAACATCACCGCTCGCCAAAAATATGCGATTCAAAACCTGAAGAAGCTTATCCAAGAATATACAGAACATACGCGCGGTGAAGAAAGCCGCAAGACCTTCGAGCTTAGTTATGCCGTAAAAACATACCTATCCGGGGAAGAGCCGTTGCCCAATCCAACACCGCTTCCGCCAACACCGACTCGTACACCTATACCAACACGCACCCCATATCCAAGCGACGCAAGGGTATACGCAAAAGAGTTTATTCTGGATCGCCTCAGGGCACCCAGCACCGCAAAATTCCCTTGGGGATCGGAGTTTACGGTCACGAATTCGGGGAAAATCTGGGTCGTAAAATCTTACGTGGACGCTCAGAACGGATTCGGCGCGATGATCCGAACGCACTTCACCGTTAAGATGGAGCACCTAGGGGGAAGCGGGTGGAGGCTCCTAGACCTGCAAACATATTGATCTCGGCCTTTTAAATACAAACAAACCCCAGAATACATTTCGCCAAACAATTACCACACGCCGCAGTAAAAGCCTTCTCCACTGGGGGATATAGCGGGGGTTGTTAAGAAGTGGCGCTTCAAACAAATGTATTCGAATCTGGGGGGATCGTAATGCGAAGATTTGTTCTTTCTCTTGTTTTTCTCCTCTTCCTCTCTACCACTGCGACAGCATACGATGTCAGCTACATTCAATGTTTCGGTGAGGTTGTTCTGCTGGCTGGTAAAGGTGTCCCTTCGGAAGTCGCAATCTTCGAGGCCAAAACCATGAAGGTCATCGACATCGTGACATTCAAACCTGAAAAAAATGCTCTCATCGCTGTCAGCAAGAAGCCAAACTACCCTACGGAAATCGTCATAGGGCCTGTGCCGGTGGTTGTTGTACCTACTCCAACCCCTACGCCTGCCCCTACTCCTACGCCAGTACGCTCCACAACCTCCGGAAGCACATACCAAGCAAGCGGCACCACTACGTACCTTTCCCCAAACGATCCTGCTATCACTTGGCGTTCAGCGACAGACAAGGCTAAGGCAAATTTTTGCGCTCAGGCCATCGAAAGGACAAGACCAGAACTCTCTCACCAACAACAATTGATAGAGGCATACCACCTTCTGCTTTTCATGGAGTCTTCCATTGGGAGCAGTCCGTACTTAGACGACGTTTACGCCAGTGAAAGCCTGAGCGGGATCGCGGCAATAGGGCTTGCGCTTCGCAACGCCGAGCTTAATGGCGAACTGTGATGCGGAAAACACTCTTTCCCCTCCTCCTTTCCTTCATCCTCGGCGCATTGACGGCAACGCTCATCTGCACTGCCACCATGCGCCATGTCGTAAGCCGGGAACATGCGGCGATGATCAGTGAGCTTCAGCAGGAAAAAATCTGGCTTGTGCAAAAGATCGTCTCTATGGTCCCTGATATAGGATAAAAACTCCCTCAAAGCAATCTCAGCCGAGTCTGCTACAATAAATGACCTACTGGCATATCTTATGGGATCATTCTGTCCCTTCCCCTTTAAGGAACAAGCAAAAAGGCGGTAGACGGAGTAAATAAATATAAACAACAACTTATGAGGCGATAAAAATGATTGAAACAGTAGCGATTGCTCAAACTAACTACCTGGTTTCTAAATCCGAAATCGAACGTAAAGTATTGGGGCAATACTTTACTGGCAGTGCCGTAGCTGATTACATGGCTTCCATGATTGAACCAGTCAATGCTCCAGTGGTGCGTATTCTTGATGCCGGAGCTGGTACAGGAATTCTCACAATCTCGGCGGCGCTTCGCTACATTAATATAGGCAGCAAACAAGTACACGCAGTTCTTTATGAGATCGACAATAATGCTGCCTCTCAATTGGAAGCGAACATGAACCAAGTAGCTCAGGAATTTCAAAAACAAAACGGAAAATTTACTTTTGAGATTCGCCACGAGGATTTCGTACTATCCAGACCAGATAGAACAGAAGTCCCTTTCCACTTATCCTCAATAAATCCTCCGTACTTCAAATACAACTCCAAAACCTCACCGTACGCAGGAGCGACTGCGGACCTGTTCAAAGGCAATCCAAACATTTACGCTTCATTTATGGCGGTGGTTGCCAAATGCTTAGCTTCCGAAGGCCAAATGATAGCTATTGTGCCACGCAGCTTTACCAATGGGCTCTATTTCAAGGGTTTTCGCCATTACCTAAATCGAACCATGAACTTGGAGAAAGTACATATCTTCCGATCCAGGGATAAAGTTTTTAAAAACCTCTCCGTATTGCAGGAAAACATTATTTGCAGCTACACAAAACGCCGTCAAGGAACGCACATTGAAGTACGTACATCCATTGGCTACGATGATTTGGACAACGTCAAAATCCAACGTCACTCTGCCAATTTAATGATTGATACCACCAATGAACACGAAATCATTCGCATTCCCGAATCAGCCAGCGATGCAACCATATTGCAAGCCGTGGAAGAATGGCCTTCTAGTTTTCAGGGGAATAATTATTTCATATCAACCGGCCCAGTGGTCGAACATCGAACAAGAAAATATATTACAACACCGTGCCAACAACTCGATAGTATTCCTTTACTACGCATGCACAACGTCAAAGCCTTTCAGACCGTATGGACTGGAAATCACAAAAAAGACGCCTGTTTCAAATTGCTCGATGGCCACGAAAAGCATACCCTGGAAAATCAGCCCTATGTAATTCTGAAGCGATTTAGCTCGAAAGAAGAAAAACGTCGTTTGGTAGCTGGCGTTCAAAACCCACAAATTATCAAAGGAAAGTTGATAGCCATGGAAAACCACTTGAATTATATAGGGCGAAAAGATGGTGAATTAAGCATGGAGGAAGCCTACGGTTTAGCTGCCTTATTCAACTCTACACTCATGGATAAATACTTCCGGAGTATTTCCGGCAATACGCAAGTGAACGCAACAGAAATCAGGTTGTTAAAATTACCAACCAGAGAAGTTATTCAACAAATGGGATCCTTATTTTTAGAAAAGAAAGATACTGACCAAAAATCCATTGATCACATTGTAAACTCTCATCTAAACTTGAAGGAGCTAACCTTTATATGACAAAAGAACAAAAACTGAGGGAAGCACAGGAATTACTTAAAGCTCTAGGAATGCCCGCAAGCCAGCATAACAAGCGTTCAGCATGGGTTTTTTTAGCGCTCGCTAATATTCGGCCTGAGGACTCTTGGCAAAACGTGCAAGCCCCATTATTGCCAACTGTAGAGATTATGGGATTTATCCGCATACACTACGGCCAAGACTACAAGCCTAATTCTAGGGAAACGATACGACGCCAGACGCTACACCAATTTGAACAAGCCCGGATTGTCGATCGGAACCGAGATGACCCAGGACGAGCTACCAACAGCAAGGATAACAATTATTCATTAAACCAGCCTATTATTGACATCCTAAAAGAATACCCAAATGGAACCTGGGAACAGAAGATTGAGGAGTATAACGAAAATCTATACAACCTCAAGGAACTCTATCAGCGGAAGTTGGATATGCAAAAAATCCCAGTACATCTCTCCAATGGCCAGGAAATAAAACTGTCACCAGGAAAACATAACCAATTACATGCCGATATCATACACGAGTTTTGCCCCAGATTTATAGGTCAATCTGGCATTGTGCTGTATATAGGAGACACTGCCAGCAGCAGAAACGAAGGGGGGAAACTTTTGATCCTAGAGACAGCGCAGTTTGAAGCATTGGGGATTCCACCAATGTCTCACGACAAACTGCCTGATGTGGTGGTGTTCGACAAAGAGCGGAAATGGTTATTTCTGATTGAAGCGGTTACCAGTCACGGGCCGGTATCTCCGAAGCGTTGGATTGAACTGGAAGAGGCCTTAGCAAGTTGCAAGGTAGGAAGGGTATATGTAACTGCTTTCCCAAATACAGCTGAATTTCGCCGACATGCGGCGGATATTGCCTGGGAAACAGAAGTCTGGATTGCAGAAAATCCGGATCATATGATTCATTTCAACGGAGATCGATTCTTGGGACCTCATAAATGATCAAAAACAAAGTGTCCCCTGATTATCAGGGGACACTTTGCAACGTAATAAACATAAAAAACATACCAGTTCTCAACCCACGGCTTAGGAGGCGGTTACTCACCTCGTTTATTTAAATGCCATCTCCCCCAACCAATCCCCCCACCACTGCATCATCTCTCGACGCACATCGAGCAGCTCGGCATAATTGTACGCCGCTCTCACGCTGTTGCCTTCTACATGCGCCAGTTGCCTCTCGATGGCATCAGCCGGCCATTGATGCTCGTTGAGGATGGTGGAGGCCATTGAACGGAATCCGTGCCCCGTCATTTCGTCTTTGCCATACCCCATACGGCGCAGGGCGTTGAGGATCGTTCCATCGGATATGGGCCTTCCAGGCCGCTTCCCCGGGAAGACAAGCCGTCCTTCTCCGGAGAAAGCATAAACTTCCCGGAAAATTTCCAAAGCCTGCGTGGATAACGGCACGATGTGGGGCCGCTTTATCTTCATTCGTTCTGCGGGAATCTTCCACGTTGCCGTGGCAAGATCGATCTCGGACCATTCCGCTTTACGCAACTCTCCCGTCCGCACGAAGGTATGCGCAAGGATGAGCATGGCGCATCGCACGATCGGGGATCCGTCTTCCAGGCCATAAAGTCCTCGCATAAGAGCGCCTATCTTCGCGGGATCCTTGAGAGAGGCATGATGCTTGTGCGTATTGGGCATGAGCGCCCCTCTAAGATCTGCGGTAACATCTCTCTCCGCCCGTCCCGTAGCTACGGCATAGCGGAAGATCAGCGACGTTATGGAAAGGATTCTGTGGGCAAGATCAATATGTCCACGACTTTCGATTTCCCGAAGCACCCGCAGTACCATAGCGGCCGTAATGGCCTCCAGGGGCTCTTTCCCGAAGGCCGGGTACAAGTACCGCTCCATGCGCCAAATTTTAGCCTTAGCGGTGCTCTCTGCGTTATTCGGGGCAACCTTGACGGAGAACCATTCCTCTGCGATCTTTCGAAAAGAAATTCCTCTTTCAGCTTCCTCGGAAAAATCGCCCCGGGAAACCTGGAGCTTCCTCTCATCTCGCAAAGCTCGGGCCTCTTTAAGGGACACCTCCGGATATCGTCCCAGGGAACGTTTATGCTCTTTTCCGTCCACCCAGAAACGGATTCTCCATAGCTTGCTTCCGTTGGGCTTGACTTCGAGGTACAAGCCCCTGTCATCCCGCAGCATATAAGACTTTTCCTGCGGTTGCGCCTTGCGGATAGCCATTTCGGATAGTGCCACCTTGCAGTCCCTCCCTTTCGCCCTTCAAACCGTGCACCATTTTGAGTGATGTACGGCGTGGTGTACGGCCAAAGTACCGAATTGTACCGATATTAGACGGACGGGGTCGAACGGTCAAGGCACAAAAAAAGCGTCGTTCAAAGGATTTGTGATACCCTCTGAACGACGTTGTTTTAAGCTATGGTGCCGGGGACGAGACTTGAAGAAATCTTCCAATACATTGCAAAAACAAGGTTTTCTGGTTTAGAAAAATTGGTGATGTACGGTTTGGTGTACGGTCGTGCATATTTTTGGTGTTTTAGAGCTCTCTTTGCATAATCATAGTACCATATTTCTGCGCTTGTATGGCATAAAAAAAGAGGGGGCTTTCGCCCCCCGTCGTTACTTTCCTTCCTTTGTAAGTTCTACTTCCCGGATCTTGTTCAGGAGTCCTACGGTCCACCGCTTCCAATCCTGGGCTTTCTCGTATTCGCCCGTTTTGAAATGGAGGTATCCCTCCGTATCCATCTGGAGCCCGCCATATTCCAGCGCAACCGCGCTCTTTTTGCTCATGCCGTCACCTCCCCCCCGGTGGTCTCGTTGGGGTCATCCACGAAGGGCGCCAGGGCAGTACAAGCCGCCTTGATCGCCACCTTGAAGACCAGACCGTCAACGGCCTCCAAGATGGCGTTAAACTCTATGGCCTCGTCCAAGATATCCGCGAGTTCGTTCTGAGCCTCGGAGTCGTGGACCACGTCCCCGAAAACCTCCTTGAGTTCCGCGATGGCCTCGAGCCCGTCCTTGGAAGCCTGGACGATGATTCCGAGATTCCCCCAAAGGGACGAAATGCTCCAGGACTTGATTTCTTTCAGCTGTTGAAAAGATTCGCTGGTGTTCTCCAGAATCTGGCGCAGTTTTTCTTTGATGCTCATGTTCCGCTCCTTTCAAGTCAAGCAAGTCAAGGCACAAAAAAATCCGGAGGCCGTAGCCACCGGAGCCAATAGTCTGTTCCCTATTTAACCCTCCTCTCCAGCCATTTGAGCAGGGTCATCTGCCCCAGGTCCAAAATCTGCCCTCCGGAGTATCCCGCCATAGCAATCATGGCGGACGTAGTCCAGGCGTTCAGGTTGAGCCCCCGACAAAGACAATGCATGAGGATTCCTGCAAAAGCTGCCGTGACCATTCCGCTTACAAAGGCTCCCCAGGAAAACGCTTCGTGGCGATGTTTCCGGACATAGCGCACGGCACTGCCCGCCATGCCGATCAGGGCGGGCGGAACGATGATCCAGAAAAAATGTTTTATGCAGTTGAACAGGTCATCCAT